TTATTATTAGATCTAAATTAGAAGGTATTAATATAGATCTATATAAAGATAAAGGATATAATATAGAACAATTATACGAAATAAGATATGGATTAAATATAATATAAAAATAATTTAAATGAGAGTATAAATTATTATACTCTCATTTATTTTTTATTTAATAATTATATAATAAAATTTTTAAATAACAAAAATGTATCTCTTGTATATTAAATATACAAGAGATATAATGATAATTGAATAATATTTAAGAACTAATCATAATAGAAATAACTATCAACATTTCATCTTTATAAAATGGTTAATGAAAGATTTAAATAATAAGAATTTAATATACTCAAATTAAAGGAAGAGGATTGATAAAAATGACTATTAATGAAAAATTCTTATGATAAAATTGAATAATAAAAATAATATTGACCAGTTCTATACTACCACTTTTCGTCGCCAAAAGTTTTAATAATAAGAATAAAATAGGTTTAAAAAAATACATTTATAATGTCGGACTGATGCAAATGTATTTACTAACAATTACGAGGATAGTAATTAAATATTCCAAAAGAATTAATAAATTTAAATAAATCATATTATAATAATGAAACGGGACTGGTTAATATGAAATTAAAATCATTAATAAACATATTGGATAATATAATTATTATTTCATAAATTATTCAATTATTTATATGTAGTATATGTAAAAATATACATATAATAATATTAATATCTTAATAATAGATAATTTTTATTTTTTATATACTTATAATTTGTAAATAAAAAGAATTTCAATTATATATTATAGAGGTAAGGTAATAGGAGTAGTTAGTATTATAATATGTAAATGGGTCCGCTCCTTTCCAAAATAAATTAAAAAATGGAATTAAAAATTTCTAAATAAAAGAGGAAGGGACTTGATTACATGAGTAATAATAACGATGATGACAAGGATATCTTAGATATGGTTGGATTAAATCCAATGGGAGATCCAGAAGACGAGCTTTTATATGAGGAGAATAACTCCGAATATGTTATTAAGATTAAAAGACCAAGGAAAAGGGCTAAAAATGACATCGCTACAATGATGAAATTTGCCAGTGAGGTTATTAATAATCTTAATATAGATGATGATGAATGTGCAGTAACTTTGGATTTTTCAAACGTAGAGGATTTTTCTAATGTTAAATTATCTAAAATAACTCGTACTAATGAATATGACGACAAGGAGAGTGATAAGAAAAATAAATAACAACATATAAGGTTGTTCTATTTACTTATTATTAAATCTTGACTATCAGCTCCTATTACCGATTAAAAATAGGCAAGAGTATATTAATTTATACTCTCGTCTATATTTTTATGATATATTATTTTTTAGTAATATTACTAAGGAGGTAGTTTATTATGACTAAAGAAACTAATAACGAAATATGTAAATATAACATGGAACAAGCAACACAAATATTATGTGGTATAAAAAAAGGATTAGATGTAAGTATATATGCTAAACTAGAATATAATGAAGATCAAATGAGAGAAATAAGATTAGGATTGGAAGATGATTTAGATGTATCTATATATGCTGATCCTAAATTTAATTGGATGCAAATGGAACAAATAAGATTAGGATTAGAAAATAATATAGATGTATCTATATATGCTAAATCTGAATATAATGCTGCACAAATGGAACAAATAGTTTATGGATTAGAACAAGGTTTAGATGTAAGTATATATGCTGATACTAAATATAATTGGATGCAAATGGAACAAATTAGATTAGGTTTATTAAATAATTTAGATGTATCTATATATACTGATACTAAATATAATTGGATGCAAATGAAACAAATAAAAGAAAAATTAAGTAAATAGTATCTACTATATATAAGAGTATATATTACTATATTAATTATAATAAAGGAGGTAGTCTATTATGAAGACTAATAATGAAATTAAAGAAAGATTAAACGAAATATGTAAAGGAAGGGAGTTTGATAAAGAACAAATTGATCAAATAAGAATGGGTTTAAAACAAGGATTAGATGTATCTATATATACTGATCCTAAATATAGTTGGGCACAAATGTATGAAATAAGATATGGGTTATATGAGAGATTAGATATTAGTATGTACGCAGATCCCAAATATGATGCTAATCAAATGAAAATTATACGAATAGGATTATGTGATGGGTTGAATGTATCAGTATATGCTAAATCTGATTATAATTGGATGCAAATGGAAGAAATAAGATTAGGATTAGAAAAAGGTTTAGATGTATCATTATATGCTAAATTAGAATATGATGGTGCACAAATGGAACAAATAAGATTAGGATTAGAGAAAGGCTTAGATGTAAGTATATATTCTGATTTTAAATATGATTCTAGCAAAATGAATCAAATTCGATTAGGACTAGAAAAAAATTTAGATGTATCTATATATGCTAATCTTAAATTTAATGTATTTCAAATGGAAGAAATAAGATGGGGTTTAGAAAATGGAATAGATGTATTTATATATGCTGATCCTAAATATGATGATGAACAAATGAGAGAAATAAGAGAAGAATTAAGTAATTAATATTATTACTTATATATAATATTTTATATAAAAAGATATTTATTATATATAATAATGAAATAAAAATAAACGGAAATAAAATCCTTCCGTTTATTTTTTATTATTTTACGTATTATATATGTACATTTATTAATATTTAACATAAAATTAAAATTCTATTTAAAGGAGGAAATATAATTATGAATATAATATTTAATTCAAATGATATTAATAAAATGAGAAAGGAAATTGATAATTCTGAAGTTTTTGATGATATGCAAATATTTCAATTATACGACGCAAAAAAGAAAAATTTAGATATGACCCCATATATGGATCCTAAATATGATTATTCTCAAATGTATCAAATATGCATAGGATTAGAAAAAGGTTTAGATGTTAGTATATATGCTGATCATAAATATAGTTGGGAACAAATGCAAGAAATAAGAGAAGGATTGGAAAATAATATAGATATATCTTCTTATTTAGATCCATCTATATCAGCAATAAATATGTTCTTTATCAGATCTAAACTAGAGGGATATAATATGGATGAGTATAAAGATAAAGGATATAGACTAGATCAATTATACGAAATAAGAGAAATATTAGAAGATGGTTTAGATGTTTCATCAATTAATTCTCCAAAATATAATATTAATCAAATAAGACAAATTAAGGATGGATTACAAGAAAATATAGATGTTAAACATACATATGCTAGTCCTTATATAGATGAAAAACATATGTTAATTATTAGAGGATTACAAAATGAAATAGATTTAACTCCATATATAGATGGAAATATATATAGTAATTTAAAATTATTATATAATGACTTATTAAAAAAGAAAAATAAAGAATAAGGAGGTAATATAATTATGTCATTACTTAAAGAAACTGTAATAAGAGATATAATTGACGTCATATATGACGTCAAGGACTCTGATGAAATTCAAACTATACTTAATAGGAGAGGTGGAAAGAGTTTTAGTTCTATTGCTAAAGCATCTAAAAATCTTACTTTAGTATTTCCTGTAATTACAAGCACATATGTACCAATAGATACTATAGCTATGGTTGCTAAAGCTATAGAAAGAAAAGCTGTTACAATGCTACAAATATTATTTTCATCTATGTCTATAGCTAATGTAGATAGTGCTATTGATTATATTAGTAAATTTCATACTAATATGAAAATTGATTCAGATATGAGTATTGATAGTTTTGTAGATGCTATGGATCAGTTTGTAGTAAAGGCTGAATCATCTATTAAATTTCAAGAAAAAGAAGCTATTAATAAAATATTAAGAGAACTTAAAACTATTGGCAAAGAAGTACCATCAGATATTAATGAAGTTGGTCTTAATAATTATTTAGTAAAAACTAATGCATACACAGGAGAATATATATTAGAAAAGAAATCTAATTATAATTTAATATTTGACGGTAATTCTGATAACTCTACTAATGATAATATAGATTTTAATCTTGATAGCGATAATCCAGCTTCATTTACTTTTGGAAAAGATTCTTCTTCAGATAACAAAGCTTTTACTTCATATGCAAATAGATCTAAATTAGTTTATACGCTTCATAATAAATATGAAAGATTATTACATAGTAGCGATATTCAAAAATGTAATGAGTTGGTTCCTACTATGATGAGTGTAGTTTGTTATAAACCACAAGAACATGGTGATCCGATTCCATTTGATTTTTTAGTTGGAGTTAAAGCTAAAATATATGCAGTAGATTCTGCTGATGTATTAAAAAGATTATCATTAAAGCATAATGATGGACATGGATTACTTAATTTTGTTAAGGCTAGTACTTCTGAAATTGCATTTTGGAAGGATTTTGTATTTGCTATTAATAGAGCAAAACAAGATGCTAAAGCTCAGTCTAGAAAAGGTTCTTCATCGGAAATATGGAAGTTATTAGAAAGAAGAGCTTTAAAAAGTAAAATAAGAAGATCATTTTCTATGGTTAATGATGCACCATCTATATCTACTTTAGTAGTTACAGAAGAAGAAGTAGAAGCATTAAAAAAGAGTGATGGTATAGATCTTAGAAATCCTAAAGTTATTAGACCTATTATGGAATCTTATAATTTGATGGGGTTTGTTATTGTAGATGACTCATTAGAAAAGGCTAGTTTTATTTTTGATACTGGTGATGATATATATGAAGAAGTATCTTATAATATGCTAGAAAGAGATTCTAATGATTCTGCATATAGAAAGATGGTTAAATTAATTACTAAAATAAGATAATAAGCGAAAGGAGGTATTATATAAATGATAAGTAAAGACTTTGATGATATTATTAAAGAATATTTTGATATTACAGATACTAAAACAAGAAAAGTATTATTTGCTATAGATGAAGCAGATCAAGATAATATACTTCATTCATTAACTTCTAAACTATATGATGATATTGTAAATAAAGTTGATGATATTGATTTTAATAATATTCAATCTACTAAGGGAGATATTACTAAGATTGAAAATTATGATCAATTAATGGAATGTATTGATGTTATGAGGAAACTTCTTATAGAATATAATCAAAATACAGAGCCTATAGATACTATTATTAAAGCTATAGATAATATTAAAGAAAGACAAGAATTATTTGAAAGAGGATTTAATCTTAATGTAGAATTACCTATGTTAACTTATTGTCTTATAGTATTAGCTATAGTAAGTAGTATATCATTTATGATTTCATCTTGTGTAGAATATATAAAAGTTCCTAATAAAGAAGAATTTAGTATAGCAATAAATAAAGTAGGACTTACTAAAACTAAATCTAATTTATTATTTACTAATCTTAAAAGATTTAATGACATGTGTGCTAAAGGACAATTAGATAGCGTATTAGATAGTGTTATTAAAAGTAATGCTAAAAACTTTATGGGATTAGGATTAGCTGCTGGAGCTATATTAGGTGCTGGTGCTATAATATTCATGGTTAAGAATCTAATTCCATTATTAAGAGAACTTATATTCTTCTTTTATTATTCAAGAACTAGAATGGCAGATTATTTTGAAATACAATCAGAATTATTACAGATGAATGCATATAATCTAGATACTTCTGCTACTATGTATGGAAGAACTAAAAAAGATATAAGTGATACAAAAAATAAACAATTAAAGATTGCTAATAGTTTTAAAAAGATTTCTAATTTCTTTTCTATTAAAGGAAAAGAGACTGAAGTTAATACTAATAGAGATCTTAAACAATCATCTTCTACTAAATATAAGATAGATGATGTAGTAGATTCTATCCCCGATTCTGCTGCATCTAAGTCGTTATTGTTCTAAATTTGATACATTATTGAAATTATACAGATAAACATAATATTAAATAATTATTTAAAAAATAATTAAAATTTAATAGTAAAGGAGACATGTAAAATGATATATTGCAATAATAGATATGATAATATCGGTGATATTGATGTTATAGCAAATGAAGCATATGATGATATTTCAGGAGCTTATGCATTGTTGGAAGATAATGCTAGAAATGAACAGGCTATGTTTGAAGCTTTAATTGTTTTTGATATAGAAGAAGCTAGATGTAAACATGGCATTGTATCAGAATCTGCTTATGAAGTAATGACTGAAGGTGCTATTAGCAACATATGGGAAAAGATTAAGTCATTTGTTAAAAAAGTATGGGAAAAGATTAAGGGAATCTTTATTCATTTTATGACTAAACTTAATTCATATATTATGAAAGATGGTAAAGCGTTTGTAGCAAAATATAAAAAGTATGTAACAACAAAAGAGTTTTCTAAATTTAAATACAAATGGAGAAAACCTACCAATAAACATATTGAGTATGATAAATCGGCAAATGCTGTTATGAATGTTGTAGGAAAAACTATGACAGATTTAGATACTTCTAAAAATTTTGATGAAAGAATTAGTGATAAAGTTGAAATTAAAAATGCCAATAAATTTTCTAAACTACCTCCAACAGTTGAAAAATATGTTAATGATACCGATTCTTGGAAATCATACATATATAATAGTCTTGGATTAAATAATGCTGAAGATTCTACTTTGGCTAAAGATATTTCTAATCATTTATTCGATGATGAAGAAGAGTTTGAAGGAGATACTTATTTATCTGAAATAATGAATGATATAGAAAATGGCAAAGGTATTATTTCAGATATGAATAAACGTAAGGAAAAATTTGATAGATCAGAAAAAAATATTATTAACTTTATAGATAAACAAAGAACTGGTTTTTCTAAAGATTTTGAAAAGAATAAAGTTTGTATTAAACAGGCTAATGCTGCTAGTTCATTAATGAGTACTCATCAAACTCTTATGTCAAAAGTATTTTCTTGTGAATTATCTGAAACCAAGAAGCATATTGCTAGATGTAGAGCTATATTTGTTAAGATGGTAGCATATAATCCAAAGAATGTAAAAGAATCTGCATTGCTTGAAGAAGCTGCTTATGAAAGTGCTTTGTATGATGCAGAAAGTACATTATTTGGATATGATCTTGTATAATTAAAGGAGGTATTATAAATGATATTTGGAAAAGATAACTCATATGATTATGGTATTAATATGGAAGCTTTTGAAGAAATCGAACCACAGTCTGATAACTTTTTTGAAGAGTCTATGAAAATTGCATATGAATCTACAGTTAATCATAATGCTATGTTGCAGGCACTTGGTATTGAAGAAACTACATATTATTATGATACTGGAGAAGAACCAATTTATGAATCCGTAGGAGAATTTTTTAGTAAAGTTAAAGAATTTTTTGTTAAACTATGGCAGAAGATTAAAGGATTGTTTACTAAATTCTTTGCTCTTATTAATTCATACGTGAAATCAGATAAAGATTTCATTAATAAATATAGAAAACAGCTTAGTACTGTTGATACATCTAAAATGAAATATAAAGGTTATGAATTTACTATAGATACTGTTAATGTTCAAACTGCAAAGGAAAAAATGTTTGAAAAAATTAATAGTACTTTTAAAATATCTGCTGGTAAGGAGCCAGGAGATTATAATGATTTTGCAAAATTAGTAAACGATAATGTAAGTTCTACAACTGATTTAAAAGAATTATCTAGTAAAATTATGGGGCAAGATACTGATGATTTATATGATAGTTTAAGAGGAGTTGCTATAGGTGATACTTCTTCGTATACTGTATCTGAATTTTCTAAAGAATTATTTGCTAAGTTAAGAAATAAAGAAAGTTCAAAACAAGAATTTGATGGGGTTAACCTTAGTGAATATATAACATATCTAGATGGCTCTGCTAAACTAGTAAGTGATGCTAAAAAAGCATATAATGATAATAAACAAATATTTGAAAAACTTATTAGATGGGCAGATAAAATGACTAATGATATTAAAACTGCTGCATCTAAGAAAGATAAAAAAGATGTTAATGATGCTGGATTTAAACAATATGCTGGTGGTCCAGAAACTAAAACTGGAGCTTATACAATTAATATTATTAATAAGTATAATTCTGCTATAAAAACTGCTTCTAATATTCTTGCTACTATTAATGGAGCTATTTTAACTGCATATAAAGATAAGTCTAGACAGGCTAAAGGTATTTGTGTTAAAGCTCTTACATTTAAACCAAAGAATGAATCATTTGATTATGATTATGAAGGAAATAGTGGTGGATTACTTGAAAATGTTAAAATGATTTAATAGCACTTTGGCTATTATTACAGAGGATTGCTATTAAGGCAATCCTCTATTATTTTTAAAAATGGAGGTATATTATGATTGATATATTAATAAAATCGACTTATAGTGAAAATAATATATTAGATACAAATAATATAATAGAAGAATCTTATTTTAATTCTGCTATGGAATTTATAAAAGAAGTTAATAATGAATATAGAGATAGTTCTAAGAAATTATATATCAATATATTAGAAAGTGAAGGAAATGTATATGCTATAAATGAATCTTTTGGTGGATTCTTTAGAAAAGTTAAAGAAATAATTATGAAGTTTATAAATTTCATAAGAAAATTATTTAGTAGATTTATAGCATACTTACATAAACTAGTAGGATCAGATAAGTATCTTATTAAACATGAAAAAGAATTTTCTAGTTTTACTAATGAAGATTCATTTAATATGGATATATTTAAATATTCATTTGATCCTGATATTCCTGTTGTAGAAAATACAGTAGATGACTTATTTGATAAATTTACAGAAGAAATGAATAATAAGATATTATATACTACTGAACCAAATAATGATATACATCAAACTTCAAAATTGTCTATGGATAATATTAAAGCTTTTGTTGCAGATTATAATAGAGAAATAGAAGATAGTATAGATTCGTTTAGAGGAATTATTATAGGACAAGATGATACAAATATAGATTCATCTGATTTTGCTGATGAATTATATAGATTATATAGATCTGGAGATACTACTAAATATAATGAAGAAATTATTCCAGCATATGTAATGGAAGCATTATCTTTTAATAAGAATTATAATAAATTTATAGATGGTATTAATAAAACTAAGAATGATATAGAAAAAGAATATACTAAAGTATCTAAAAGGTTTGATAATCTTATATATACAAATGATAATGGAGAATTTGTATTTAGAAATGCCGATAATGATTATGATACAGATAGACCTTATATAGATATAAGGAAAACTGATAATGAAAATGAAATTGCTGCATTAAATACAATATCTAAAAATATGGCTAAATTAGTACAAGATGTAAGTAATGCTCATTTGTTAGCATTTGGTGCTAAATTAGATGCTGCTAAAGAATGTTGTAAACAGAATAAAGATATTCTTTATAAAGCTTATTCTAAAATTATTAAAAATCATAAATATAGTAAGGAGGTATAATATATATGAATACTTATTATACAGATATGATAGATTATGGTATATTTCTTTTAGATGAACATATGGAAAAATTAAAATTAAATATGTTTATTAAGGAATGTATTATAAATGAAACATCTAATGATGTATTTAAAGATATGGCTATTTTAAATGAAGGGTTTACTGATAAAGTGAAACAATTAGCTACTAAATTAGGTAATCTAATAATGAATATGTGGAAGAAGTTTATTAATAATATGGATATATTATTTAAGAAAGATAAAAGTTATCTTGAAAAATATAAAGATATTATTCTAAAAAAGAAATTAAAAGAAACTACATATACTATGTATGATTATCCTAATGCATTAAAGAAATTATCTAATATGCCAGTTCCACAGATTCAAATTAATGATGATAATTTTATTAAAAATGCTCAGTCAGAAGATACTTTTATACAATCATATCTTAAAAATTTTACTAAGAAATATAGAGATGAAGAAACTTTTAAAGATCAAGTTAAAAACTTTACTAGAGGATCATCAGAAATAGAAATAGCTGCTTCTAAAATTAATATGGCAGATATGTATCAATATTGTTATGATTTTAATAAAATTAAAACAAAATTTGATAATGATTTAAAGACATTTAAATCATCTTATGAAATATGTAGAAAAGCTGTAGAGCAAGCTGGCGGTACTGCTAAAACAGAATCATTTAATATATTTTATAATGAAAATAGATCATACTATTCATATATTAAAGAAGCAGTAATATATGAAGAAGATAATACTCAATCTAATACAACAAATAATTCAAATAATAACTCTACAACTTCAAACAATACTCAATCATCTAATAATGATTCAGATGGTAAAGAATCTAATACATTTCATCAACAAAATCAGAATGTTAATAATAATAAAGATGAAGATGTAGATCCAAATGATAAAGTAAATCAAGAAAAATTAGATCAAATGTATAAAGCTATAGAAACTTATTATAAAGTATCATCGCAATTCTTAGCTTCAAAAATGGATATATTACAAGATTGCTATAATTTCTATATTAAATTTATTAGAAATCATGTAAAGAATTATGTAGGTAATAAAGGTAAAGAAGAGATTAGTGATGATAGAGGTAAACAAGCTAATACAGATTATTCTGATAATCCTTTTGATAATACTAATACAAATCAAAATAATAATCAATAACAAAATACTTAAAAATTCCCTAGTATCTTATAATAGATACTAGGGATTTATTATATTCTTTTAAATACTAATGTATCATTTAATATAAATTCTGCGTTGTTTATAGTATATATTTCATTCTTTCTTATTAATCTATATTTACCTGTTTTATTTTTTAATGATGGTGATTCACTTTTTATTGTATATATACGATTCATTGTAAATATACTACTATCTAATTCGGTTTTAATACAAGTAATTATAGTAGAATTTCCTTCTATTATATTTTTATAATTATATACTGTATCTAAATTAGATGTTTGTAATTTTACTATTTTAGTTTTTTTACCATTGCTTAAATTTGATCCATTTAAATTTAGTTTAATTTCTTTATGTTTTCCATCTGGAGTTATTGCTATTAATTTATCATAACTTTTAGAAGTAGATGTATCTTCTGATATAGATATATCAGACATTGGTATATCTATATCTATTTTATTAGTTATATCATCTATTTCCATTCCTTGAACTATAAAATTTCTAGTAGTAGATTCTGATATAGTTATAAATATATCATTATATTTATCTCCTTTTGCTTTTACATAATTAGTTGTATTACTAAGTAAATATGTTTTATCAAAATCATAAAATAATCTATATCCGTCTTTATAAAAGGTATAATATCTATTTACATATGCTAATAGTTTACTTATACTATCACATGGTGGTATTATAAATTCTGATATATTTTTATTATTCATTGGTTCTATTAATAATTTCATATGTCTCATATGATAGCATATTAGATCCATTAAAGTAGTATTTTTTGCTACCTCATTTATGGTAATTTTATTATTATTAATCAATTTTTCTGATAATAATCCTATATTTACTATTTTAGTAATATCTTTATTAGATTTATTTTCTTCTCCTAAATAGTCTTCTACATCATTTTTATTTATATCATTACTACTAATAAAATAAGTAAATTCTTCTTGTATATATATTTCTTTTATAATAAGTGGTTGATCTATTATATATTTTTTTATAGTAAGTACTATGTTCTTTTTTCCTTGGTTTTTAATCATATCATCTATTAGTCTTTTATCTAATGATGCATTCATAATTAGTATAGGCATATTAGTAGCTTCATAATTATATTCTACAGTTAAATATCTAATGTTAGCTATATCTGATATATAAGTATTATTACCATATTGATATGTGAATGATATATCATATCTATATGCTTTATTCAATTTAATTCACCTCTTTAGAAAAAATAAAACTAATAGCTTTATAACTATTAGTTTTATTTATATTTTATTATAGTTTATTTAAATCTAATGGATTACTTGAAAAGTATACATTATTTAAATGTTGTAATTCTTTTGGATCATGTTTATATGGTTTAATAGTTATTATAGTATTATAATCCTGCAAAGATTGATATATAATATCAATAGCTTGAAATCTTTTGCTAATTATATATTTAGTTTGATTATCTATATATTGAGGTAACGCATCTTGAGGCGATAAAGTATAGTTATTTTTTATATAAAGAGATTTTATAGAATCTTCTATTATAGATATAGCTTTAGGTCTAGTAAATAACTTTTTAATACTTCTACACTTTAAAGATGACAAAGCCATTATAAATGATAATAAACTTGGATGTAAATTAGTATTATTAAATTTATTATCATTTTCTAAATGATATATTTCTAATACATTATTTTGATTTATATAATATGATTCATCACTATTAATACCTTTTTTTGGTCTTAATATAACTACTTTATTATTTATTGCTGGTAGTTGATAATTATATTGATCTCTGGTTATAATAATAACACTCTCTGATGTAATAATATTTTTATTAGTAAGATCATTATTAAGTATTTTAGTTATTAATTGATACATTATAACTCCTGTTTCATGATTAGTATTAATCAAATAAGTATCAGGAATATGTTGACATAAAACATCTAGCATATCTATATTAGTTTTAATAAATTCTGTTATATCTGGTCTATGCTCTAGTATATCTCTAAACGATTTATTATAATTAATATAATTTGCTATATTACTCATTCCACAGTTTATAGAATTAACTATAAAGAATATAGACTCAGTTTGATAATAATTTCTAAAAAAATATCTATAATGTGCAATCATATTTATAATACTGGAAGTTAATATACTTCCAGTATTACCTATTATTACTCCATCTCTATATATAGATTTACATATAGAATACATGTCTATCATTACAGCAATTTTAGTTACATTAGATCCTTTAAATGATTCATTAATAAGATCTTTAAGTTTATCATATTTTATATAATTAGAATATAATAAATTTTCTAATTCTATCATTATTCATCAACCACCATTCCAAATAGATCATCTGTTGAATAATATGATTCATCTTCTTTAACTAATTCATTTATATTATCATCATTAATTTCTATAGAACAATTATCTCTTTTAGATAATGATTTTAATATTTGTCTAGTATTTCCGTATCCATGTTCTATTAAAGATTCTGCTAATAAATTTGTAGCTTCGTCAGATAACGATACTCCTTTAGACATAGTTTCTTCTCCAGACGAATTAGAATAATATTTTCTAATATCTACATTATAATTATCTGAATCTCCCCATGCTATTTTTCTTAATGCATAATAAGTATTTCCTTTTTCATAAAATATATCATTTAAAGATTCATGAATTTTAAATTTAAATTCTTTCATTTTATTTCCTCCCTAAAAATAAAATAAACGGGTATAGTTAATTCTATACCCGTAATAATGTTTATAAATTGTTATGCTCTTATAATAGGAAATTCTCCTATATTAGCTTGTGGTTTAATAGAAGCTACAAGTTCATTTACAAGTCTTCTATTGTAGCCGTGAATTTCTATATATTGACTTCTATTGCCACCAAGTATTTTAGCCATATAAGCATTTGTTAATACTATATTGTAGTCTATAATATCATCATTAACTTTTCTTGGTCTTAAAAATTTAACAAATTCTAATAGACTTAAATCTGATACCATTAAATAAATTATACCATTAAGTCTGTCATAAGTTTTATCTACAACTTGACTTAGATTGAACTTTCTTTTTGGATCTCTTTGACCATTTCTAAACGCAGACAATATTTCTTTTGCTTCATCTGTAAGATCATATAATGTTTTACTTTGTTTATTACTAAAGCTTTTAAGTCTATTAAAAGAATTAGATGAATTATTAGTTACTGATAAATCCTTTATTACAGGAATTAAATCAGAATCAGCAGTAGCACTTATATTTGAAAAATATAAATTAACTACACATTCTCCTGTTGTTGGACTTTGAACTATATTACATCCAGTATATCCAAGCAAACTAAGTTTAAGAGCTTGATTAATTTCAGATGCAAGATCATTAATTGAAATCATTTCTGTTGTTTTAATACTTTTTCTATCTGGATATTTTGATACTTTAAGTGTTGCAAAATCTTTTTTACTATTTGAATCTCCTTTCTTATTACTGCTTGGAATAAAAGTGTTTTGCTGATAAGTATTTTGTTGATTGTTGTACATAATAAGTACCTCCTTAAAATTTTATATTATAATAAAAGATATATATTTTTATATATTGATGATAATTTATAATTTATAAAGTATATATCTTTTAAATTCATAGTTATAATATATAATTATAATTATATTTAGCTGTTATACTTTTGGTATTTAACAATCTTTAATGCTCATATTTAATATGCCTTGAGATGAAGAATTATTTAATTCTTCATATTCTCTATTTATATATTCACCTTTATTAAATATTATAATATATATAGTTTCTGTATTATCAGCTATAAGTCTATATTCTTTTTCTATATTTTCTAAGTTAATAGTTTTATTATATCTTATAGCATATACTCTAAACATCTCTACTTTATATAATGATTCTAAATATTTTATTTGAAATTTATCTAATTCATTATTTTCATTTATACAAACTTTAAATTTAACTAAATCTATATTAAATGATTTATAAAAACTTTCATTAAATCCTTGATCAGATAATAATTCTTTAAGAGATTTACTAAATCCTAAATAATTACTATTTAATCTAAGTCTTTGATTATCATTAAATTCATATAGAGATTTTAATATATTATCATAATCTTTAACCCTAGGTACATAGTTTATTATAGTACTAGCCTTATCCATATTATATACAGACATAGTAAATTTAGATTCTATACCATCACAAGCTAATAAAATTTTAAAATCTACCCCATTAGGACAATTATCCCTAGTAACAGTACAACCTACATATATATTGGTATTAGTTCTTAATATATTAGCAAATAAATCTAATATATTTTGTCTACAAACCATATATGGCTCTGATATATTTTTTTCTAAATCTTTAACTCTATTTAACGCTATAGCAATATCATATCCATTTCCTACTTTTAATTGCATAAAATTTAAATAACCATCTGGTTTAAGTTTAATATATGAAGTAAGATCTTTTATATTAACTTTATATCTATCTCCATTATCTGTTATAACAGAAAGTGTTTCAGCATTTTGTATTTTATAGATACGTATATATTCAATTTTATTATCTTTATTTTTTGAATATAAAATATCTCCTACTAAATATTTATTCAATATATTCGCCTTCTTTATAGTTATAATATTTTATAAGTATATTTTTAAATATACTTTCTATTGGTTCTAAAGATGAATATAACTTATTATTTATAATATACTTTAATATATATTTTATAATATTATTATATTCATCTTTATAAATTAGATTATTATCATTAAGATATAATGGCATATCATAATTCATATTATAAAAATCATGTAATGTTAAATTTTTTATTTCTTTATAATATTTTGAATTAAATATTCCATTACATATATCTTTATAATATTTTTGCATTATAATATACTGTAAATTTAATTCCATAATACCACCAAAATTAATTATTATTAAAATCTTTATACATTTTACTTTTTATTATTTCTTTTGCTCCTTGGTATTTGCCATTATATGTAATAGATGGCTCACCCTCTATTGTATTATATGATATCTGGCAAATTTCCATTCCTGGATATATATATAAAGGTTGAATAACAGATAATTCCAAAGTCCAATAACCTTTAAATCCTATATCTCCAAATCCAGCATCTACAGATGCAGTTAATCCTAATCTTCCTGTAGAAGATCTACCATCTAATAACGGTACTAAATTATGAGTTTCAGTATACTCCATTGTTTTACAAAGATATACTCTATTAGGTAATAATAAATAACCATCATTAGACATATAATATTCGTTACATTGATTATTCATTTTACAATCTAAAACATCAGATGTATAAATACAAATTTTATTATCTAATCTTAAATTGTATGAATTTGGATTTAATTGATTTACATTAAATGGTTCTATAATTATATCTTTTCCTAATCTGTTTTGTATTTCTTTTCCTGTTAATATTGACATTTTTATTCTCCTTTTATTAATTTACTGAGGAGATTACTTCTCCTCAGTATTTTTATTAAATGTACATAACTTTCTTTTATTAAAAGTACAAAGTTTTATTTTTTCTTTATTTTCATTATTATCGTCTTCAGGAACTTCAGATTCTATATATTGTTTATAGTTTTCCATAAAGAACATATCATATGCAGAAGCTTTTGTTTTTCTATACGTTAATGGGTTATATAAAATTCTATTAATATCTTCAAATGATAATCCTATTGTTATAGACGGATTCTCTTTTAAAGCTTTCTCTAATGTAACAATTTCATAACTAGCATTTGAATATAACCAATTAGGTTTATTCAATGGATCAGTTATATCACGTATTTGATTAGACAAAATAATTTCTATATGCACTGAATTTATATTAATTCCACCTTCAATTAATACTTTTATTAATTGAATTAATAATAAGTCTTTATCATTGTTACATTCCTCTATTTTCTTTGTTTTATTTATATATCCTTTAATATTATCAAGAATAACAGATAATTCATTATTATGAATAGTTATTGTAAATAATGGAATTTCTAATAATTCATTCATATCTATTAAAACAATACTATCTTTACTATTAGAATATTCTCTTATAACTTCATTTAATTCTATGGTTATAAATAGCATATCTGAATCTTCCGAATATATTTTTAATACTTCCCCATTAGGAGATATTATCTCAAAATCAAATATATATTCAACATCATCGTCTTCATCTAAATTAATATTATCTAAGTTTATAGATAATTTATAATCAGTTAAATCAATATTATTAGATAATATAATTTGATTATAGTCTAATTTAAAGAACTTGTTAAAATTTGATGACCATTTGAATGGAACTATATTAGCTTCTAATAGATGTTTAGCAGACAACATTCGTTGAGTTACTTGGCTTGATAATATTTCAGCAGCCATTTTACCTATATTAATATCTTTATTTAAATATGCTAAATCACCATAACATTTATAGCATATACCATTACCATTAGCATGTGATGCACATGTTATAGGTGATCTTAATAATATTTCTTTACCTATAATATCTTTACTATCGGATGTTATTTTAAATTCAATACCATCTTCATAAAATCTAAAATATCTATTTTCAAATTTAGTTAACATATTTTCATCTTCTATTGTAATTTTAACAAAGTTTTTTGTATGACAATCATAAGTTGAATCGTGATGTATATGTGTATTTATATTATTAAGTCCTAATATTCTTGCAAAATGTCCACTATTTCCAGTATTGTTATCTACTATAATTTGGGCAATTCTTGATGCACCACATTCTGTAAGATAATAATCTTCTGTATTAACACCTCCCATAAGAAAGCTATTATTTATAATTGTATCATATATTTGACCAAATCCATTTGGTTTAGGTCCTATATTAATATAACACTCTCTATATTGTTTTACATTCATTCCTTCTTGAGATTTAAAAAATGGTCTACCCCAATGATCAGAATTTTTAATATATCCAATAAGTTTATTAGTTAATTCCATTCCTACATGTTTAACATCTTCTATTGGAATGGTACTTAAATCTGTATGATATAAGTCATATAATTCTGGATATTTATTTATAAGATTTATATCATCTTCTAAATTTATTGTATTACATAAATAAAAACTAAATTGATCTATATCATTAAATTTAACTAAACAATCATCTATAATATTATTTAATAATATATTAGGATATTTAGTTATATTATTTTTTAAGAATTTTTCATCTATATAATTTTTAATACTTCTTTTTGTTATAGCTTCATTAAAGAATATGTCATTTGGTCTAATAGGAATATTAATACTGCATAATAATTTCCACATTATTAAATTAACGTGATAATCTACGATATTTAAATCTATTACAATATCACCAAAATTAATTTTAATAAAAGATTTTATTTCTGTTAATTTTTCTATATAGTCTTTCATTATGTTTAATATAGAAGTATAATGATAATCAAGAGATTCATTATTAATATCAATAGAATTAATCAGAATATCATGATTATTTAATAAGTCTACATATATTCCATAATTATCTGGATATAGTATTTTCATTTTTGCATTCCCCTTTTCATTTTATAAAATTTTATAGTTAAAGAAATATATTTCTTTAACTTATTTATTTTTTATATTTATCCTCCTTTCATATATATATAATATATAAATATTTTTAAGATTAAAAATAGAAGATGCTATATAAATAAGCATCTTCTATTTAATAATATAAAGTATATTATTTAGTTACATAATGAATAATTAATTATCTTATCATCATAGGATTTACTTTAGCTGTTTTAACCCATTCTTTTTGACTTACCTTGGCAGCTCTAGCAGCTTGAGTTGCATACTTAGCATTAATTTGATCAAGAAGATCTCTTTCTTTTTCTCTATTTATTGCTAGTTTAGTAAATAATGGATCATTTTTTTCTTTGGCTATATGTAAAGCAGCCATTCCTATACGACGTTCAAGATCATCACTTTTAGAAAGTCTTACTAGAGTTCTTTTATTAAAAATACCTTTTTCTTGAAGAATAGTACATTCATCAGATTCTAGCCATGCTTTTCTATCAGAGTCATTCATTCTACTTACTTCATCATATATAAATGCTTCTAATAATTCATCCTGACTTTTTAATTCATCTTCAATAAATGTGCTTTCATTTTTAAAATTAAATATCATAATAAGTATTCCTCCTTTTAGAATATATTCTATATTTACATTTTATTTTGTAAATTATTTAAATGTTACATTTCTTAAATACTAACTCTTTGGTATTTATGATATATTTTAGCCCATAATTAACTATTATATAAATAAAATTTAAAGGAGGAATTTATTAAAATGACTAAAGAATTAGATAAATTTAAGATAATAAATAAGTATAAAGATGTTTGTTCTAGGATATTGAGATTAAATTTTCCAGTATTAAGTGAATATGAGATTAATGAGGTATTAGATTATTCATTAAATAAAAGAATTAAAAATGAAAAAGCTATTATAAATAATAATTATAAAAACATAAATCTTGATACTACTATATTAGAATTATCAGAATATATATATTCTAGACAACCAATCATAACTTCTAGAGGAGTAATGTTCTCTAGACATGATAGTAATATAATTAATCCTATAAGTAATATGCTTGCTAATTTTATGGCTGAAAGAGATGAATATAAAGATGAAATGTTTAAATATTCAAAAGGAAGTGAATTGTTTGAAAAATATAATTTATTTCAATTACTTAGTAAATTAGACTCAAATGCATTATACGGAGCTATAGGTCAAAGTAGTTGTATTTATTTTAATATACACGTAGCATCATCCATCACCACTCAAGGAAGATCATGTATATCTGCTGCTGGTCTTCAATTTGAAATGTTTTTAAATAATAATGTAGATTTTGCATCATTAACAGAAATAGTAACTTTTATAGATAATGTAGTTAATGACAAATATAAATATGATTGTAGTATGTTTATAGATAGAGATATTACAATATGTGAATGTTGTTATAAACTTATGTCTACTTGTGGATTTGGATATATTCCTACTAAAGAAGATATAGATAATGTAATGATTATATTATCTAATGTAGGACAAGAAAACATAAATAGATTATATTATAAAAATAATTTATTTGAATTTATGAATAATAAAGTTATGCAAAATTGTATAATAAACATATTATCTAAATTAGAGACTCCATATATAAATCCTAATAAAGTACCAAAAGAAATATCAGTAGAATTAAATGAATTTATAAATATATTAAAAGAATTTGTATATTATCCATTTCAGATTATTGATAGAATAGGAAAGTTTTCTAATATGATGCGTTCTAATGTAGCTACTACAGATACTGATTCATGTATTATTAGCTTAGATGGATGGTATAGATATGTATTATCTAAAATAGAAAATATAGACATGAAAGTAAAACATATGCATATTGATAATATCGTTAAATTTATAGAAAAAGATGAATTTGGAGATTTTATAGAAAAACAAAAATTATGTACATTTAATGATAATCCATTAGATTATGATTTTTATAATGATGAAATTATAGAATTAGAAAGAACTATAAATTTATTTTCGTTTATACCACAAGATAGTTTAAGATATTCTATTATAAATATAATGGCATATGCATTAACCATTATAGTAAATGATTATATGTATAAATATTGTTGTGCATCTAATTCTATGGATGATACACATACTAAATGCTTAATATACCTTAATTTTAGGGCTGTGTTATAGTAATATAGCATAGAAATCTCTTCTAATTGCTGGAAAATCCTAAAGCCTAACCCACCACAACGTAATCTATAAAGATAAGCGTGATGGTTGTCGAAAGACGGAAAAAAGTGGTTAGGATTATCTATGGAGAAATTCTAAGGATAAATAGTAATGGACAATCAGCAGCCAAGATACTATTATATAATAATAGTATAAGGTTCAACGACTATCGAAAACACATATATACGTAATATATATATGGAAGTGAGTAGAGTAATATTCAAGTGAATATGAAATGGAGAGCATCTTATATATAATTAATATATAATAAGATGAAGATATAGTCTACTCTCTATAGAAATATAGAGAAGTTCATAAGAGAACTGCAAGTAAGTAGCGATTACTTGTGAATATAAAGGAAAAAATGAATTTCTTTTTAAAAGAGCATTATTAACAAGTGGTAAGAAAAATTATGCTTCTATACAAGAACTTCAAGAAGGAAATGTAGTAGGTAATAAACTTGATATAAAAGGATTGCCTATGAATAAGAGTGGAGTTAATAAAGCTACACAAGATAGACTAAAAGAAATATTATATGAAGATATTTTAAATGTAGATAAAGTTGATCAATTAAGAATTATAAAGAAACTTGCTATATTTGAACATGAAATATTTGATTCTTTAATGAAAGGTGATAAGACTTTTTATAAACCAGTAACAATAAAATCATTAAACTCATATAAAGATCCGATGAGAGTATTTGGAATGAAAGGATGTATAGTATGGAACGAAATTAGAGATGATTATATGGAAGCAATAGATTTAGAAGGAAGAAACGAATTAGATGTAGTAAAGATACAAATTAATATGAACTCTATAGATAAACTAAAAGAAATAGTACCAGATAAAGTTGATATAATTTTAAATATATTAAATAAAAAAGAATTTAAAGGATCTATAGAAAATATATGCATTCCCAAAGAAGAAAGGGTTCCAGAATGGTTAGTTAATTTTATAGATTATACTACTATTATAAATGATAATTTATCTAATATGACATTAGAGCCTATAGGAATATATAGAGGAAATGATCATATAAATTATACTAATATAATAAGCATTTAAAATAATAAATAATAGAGGATACTCATTATCGAGTATCCTCGTTTATTTTTATATCATATACATATATGGTACATTCTTATTAGATGGAGATACATACCCATCTTGTAATACACCTATATATTCTTCTCTTCTCTCTGCAATACTCTGTATGTCTCCTAACTTAATATCTATATTACCAAATACTGTTTCTAAATTATCATAATATTTTAATTCTCCATATAGGAAAGTAGCTATATCAGCCATAGCAAGATTTTCAAATGCCATCATTTTAGTAGGTTCTATAGTTGCTAGTGAATCACTATGTTCTATAAATAATTCTACTTCAAATTGTTCCATATGTCTTACTACATCATTATTTACTGAATTGGTTACTCTAAGCATATGAGGATCTTTATATTCTACAAATATACCATTATTTACTAAAGATATTAAATCAGCCGATGCTTGAGCTAATCCTATATCTTCAATATTATACGTATTAGTAAAGAAATCATATTGTCCATATGCTGTATATGCATTATTAGCACTATTTACATCTGAAGAAAATACAAAATCTACTACACCTAATATTTTTATATCTCCAGGAATAATATCTTCATCTATCATATAACAATTTAATTTAGGATTATAATCTCTTTTAGGTACTACCATATAAGATATTTTATGTGGAAAAAATTGACTATATAATGGTATAGTCATTATTTTTATTATATTAGCCCATTTATCTTTTTTACAATTATCTGGAAGATTTAATGGTCTAGTTCCTAATCTTATTTCTATTCTATTTATTAAATTAGTCATATTATTAGAAATCATATAATCGCATCTCCTTTATATATTATATTCATTTTTAATTAAATTATGTATAAATAATTGTCCTTTACCTGTTACTAATGTAATAGGTATTATTTGATTATTAATAATATTTTCTTTTACTTGAAAATATTCCTCGTTAATATATTTTTGATATGGTATATTATTTTTCATTAAAATCTTTTTATTTCTAAGAAATTCAAATAATCTAGTTCTACCTATATATGTATCATCATTATATAATAATTTAGCCATGATATTCATATCTATCAATCCATCTATGTTATATACTTGATTAGCAAAATTAACTAATGGTTTTTGTTGTTCTATTTGTTGAGACATTATTTTATTTCTTTCTTGTTCATATAATAATTGGTTGGCTATGTTTATAAGAAAATATGGATCATTTACTATAGCTCTTGCTGTTTCTGGTGTCATATAAGCTCCATGTTTTCTTATAGATGGTAATACTTCACTAGTAACCCAATGTTGAAATTTTTGTGCTGATGGTAATTTACTAGAAAATATAAGACTATACAATCCAGACTCATTTATAATAATCATATTTTGTATACCTCCAGGGGTGCCTTGAATTGGGGCTACCTTTTTATCTACTTTATTTACATGTACAGATATAGCATTTCTTTCTTTTTTATATCCTAGTGCTAGTGCTATATCTTTACCAACAAACCATGGTTCTCCATTAATCATTATAGATCTAATAGAACCAAACTCTGGATTATTAAATATAGTAATATTATTCTGATTATTATTCATTATAGATTGTTGTGTATCCATTTTGCATCTTCTCCTTTATATATTATAAAATTTTATTATTATGTAAATTATGTTTTAATATTTATTAAATTTAAACAATATAGTAAATCAATTAGAGAAAGGAACTGATATAAATGAATACAATATCATATCATGTCATACGTAAAAGAAAAAATTGTAATAATTATTGTAATGATCCTTATATTAATATTAATACTTTAATAGAAGGAGTATACACTTCTAATTATAATACATATAATATAGAAGAAGTATTTAAAAATTGGAAGTCATTAGATTCAGATAGTAATATAGCATTTAATAAAGTATTTAATATATTTAAAGAGATATGTAATAATGTATCTAATAAATCATTATCTAATAATGTATTAAATCTATTTAAAGAAAATGTATTATATAAAGTTAATGATTCTAAAAAAGTAAAAAACATCATAGAGAGTTGTAATATAAAAGATAATGATATATATAAATCATTATTAGAAAATATTAATGATATAATAATAATGGATAGAATTATTAAAAATGAAAAATCTTTAAATAAGAAATTAAATATGAATGTATTTTTTAAAGAAGCAAATCTTTTATATGAAGATACTATAGAAAATGCAATATTTGAAGCATGTGATAAAATTAATTCTCTTCCAATAAAATTTGGTACTAAATATACAGTAGGTATAGAGAATATAAAAAATTATTTAGATAATATTTCTCATACTGAATATAGTAATAGTAGAATATTAGAAACGGTTACTGATTACTTTTTATTTAATATTAATTCTGATGAAAATTTAAAGTCTATAATAAATATTATAGAAAATACTAAATCATATTCAAGCAATGACAAACAAAGATTTAATTTTTTAAATGAAGAATATATTATAGAATCAGATAATAAAACAGAAAAACAAGCACGAAACATGTTAGACAATTTTAAAAAGAAAGTAAATAAAGAACCAAGTACATTAAAGACTATCATATCTTCTTTATATACTAAATCTCCTAATATGGTTATAGATGAATTACCAAATATATTTTCTGTATTAAGAAATATTATTCTAATAGGCGGTACATTTACTATTAGTGCTCCATTAGGAATACTTACATTTATTGTAGATAAATTTATATCTATGAAATTAAAAAGAGAAAAAGCAGAAAAAATGTTAACTAAATTTAAAGCAGAAAAAAAGAAAATGAAAACTAAATTAAATTCTACAGAGAAAGAAGAACAAAAGAAAAAATTAGAAGAGTATATAAAGAAACTTGATACTTGCATAGATAAGCTTACTGAATATAGAGATTCATTATATTCAGAAAGAGAGAATAATGAAAGAGAAATAGAGATTGATGATGACGACGATTCATTTGATGATGATTTTAATTTTGATGACTTTAAATTTGAATCATTAATTAATATTAATAATAATGAAAAAGATCGTATATCATTAGAAGAATATTATTCTAAATATCATAACTTATTATGTAAATCATTATCTATGAATAGAAAAATATTAAATGAAAGATTAAGGCATAATAAATATGCCACTATTATAGAATCTACAGAAATAGATAATATATATAATAGAAATATAAGTATAGATAATTTTATAGCTAAAGATAAAATTACTATTCCTATAGCAATTATAAACGCTACTTCAATAAGAGAACAAAGTGATATAAATAGTTTATATAATTCTTTAGATAATATTAAAAATATGGTAAATAGATGTATGCATAAGTCATTTTCTATTATAGAAGACAGTGATATATTATACTTAACATTAGATCATAAAATAAAACATTCTATAATTAATGAAGTTAATAATAATGTAATATATAGACCAGATTTAATTAATATGTCTATATTATCAGAAGGAATAGATAATATTAATAATATAATAGAATCTATAAATAATTCTTATGAATATACAAATGATATGTGCAAATATATTAGTGAGATGGATTCAAAAAATATAAAAGATATTAATTATTTATGTAATTATAGTATTGTAATAAATACTAATTTAATAAGAGATACTATAACCAATATTAGAGATAATAATAGATCTACTAATAATTTATCAGAGTCTACTTATTTAAATTCTATATTAGAACAAAAATTTACTAATAATATAAATACATTAGATGATTTATATTATCAATCTATAATAGAATCTACTATTCCTAATACACTACAAGTATTAAATGAATTATCATTAACTAATAGCTTAAAATTAGCAAGAGAAAAACTTAAAAATACTTTTGAAAAATTAACTGATAAAGAAAAGATAGTATCTAAAAGATTAGATGATTCTATAGAAAATTTTAAACGTAAAGTAGAAGTATCGTTAACTAATAAAAATAGAGAATCAGTAATAAAATCTAGTATATTACCATCTGCTTCTACTTGTTTTAAGATAATATTAGGTGCTGGAGTTATAGGATATTTTGTTAGTCCATTTATTGCTATAGTAGGAGTATTAGGTGGTTTAGCAGTATCTAAAGCTGGTAATATTAAAGAAAGGCAAATGATATTAGATGAAATCAATATACAAATAGAATTAATAGATAAAAAGAAACAAATAGCAGAAAATAATAATGATGTAAAATCATTAGAAGCATTGATGCAAATGGAAGCTAAATTAAAAAGAGAAAGACAAAGGATTAAGTATAAACTTAAAGACTATAGTGTTCTTCCTATTGATTCTAAATAAAAGAAAGGTGTTGATAAAATGATTTTTATAAATAGAGGATCTATATTAGAAGCAGATAAAGATGATAATCAAAATAAAAATAACCAAAATGATGATGAGCATGATATAGAAGAACAGCCTAGTGCAGATTATGGAGTAGAAGATGATAGTATAGATGATTCTGGTAATAGTAAGCAAGAAACAGAAGATACTACAGATAATCAAAATGATGATGAGCATGATACAGAAGAACAACCTAGTGCAGATTATAATTCTGATGATAATGAAGATAATAATGAGCAAGAAACAGAAGATACTACAAATAATCAAAATGATGAGTCATCTGATTACAATATAGATGATGAAGTTCAACAAGATAATATAGATGATACTCAAGATGATGTACCAGCTAATTATGATGCTAATGATGATAGTGGAGATCAACAAGATAATACAGAAGATAATAATAGTGAAGATAATATAGATAATAATGAAAATAATCAATCTACGCAAGATTCAGAATTAAGTTCTGTTGATGAAGATATTATGTCTGGGTTATCAGATGAACAAAAAGCATTAAAATCTATAGAATTAAAAAATAGATATTTAGAATTATATAATACTACAGAATTAATAATACAAAGAATAGATACTATATCAAGATCTAAAGATAATATTAAAATTTTATATTTTCTAATTCAAAAACTTCAAGAATTAAAAAAGAACTCATACGATTATATAATAGATGTATATGATACAAAATCATTCATAGAAAATATAGTTCAATATCAACAATATCTTGCTGTATTAAATACAGTTAATCAAGTACTTATTGAGTTAAATCCTAATAAAGATGATGATAATAAAAATGAAAATAATTAATATTTTTATAATTTACTTATGATGGAGCTTTAAGTTACATTTATAATGATAAACATAATATTAAATAATTATTTAATAAATAATTAAAATTTTAAAATAATGAAAGGAGATTTATATTATGCCTATTATTGGAGAAAGATCAATAAATAAAAATAATAAATACTCTTCTAAACTTAATGCACTAGCAGCTGAGTTTAGAAATAAAGCCAATTCAATTCTTAAAGAACAGAAACTTGATATTTTTCAAGAATCTGCTAAAGTAATGATGGATACTATTAGTAATGATACAATAAAGAATTTCTTTGTAGAAAATTCTTATGATCCTGAAGAACTTACAGCAGATGAGATTAATGATCATATTGAAATGATGGAAGAATTGTATAAAAACGATAGAGAGTCAGTAATGGAATATGCAGCAATGCAGACTATGAATCCTGTTATTGGAATGACATTCCCTATTCATAAAAATATTCTTATGAATTGTATTTTTGATAAAGGAGCTATTCCTAAAGCTGTAGCTAAAACTCCTAAATTTACAGAGTCTTTGGAAACTAGATATCTTGTAAGTCCAGATGGAGAAAAGATTGATATTTATAAAGAACAAAGAAAAATTAAACCTATTATTGATAATTCAAATCCTTTTAATATTGTAGAAGTTTCACTTCCTTTTGCTGGAATGTGTGATGGTACTAATAGTACAGCAACCATTACAAATGAAGCTACTGGAGCAACTGTACCATTTTCTCCAAGTAATACTAATCCTGAAAATCCATTTGGTGCATTTCTTGGTGCATTGGATAATTTAGATATTTCTACATATATTGCTGAAGTTCATTTTCCTAATAAGAGTGCTTATGTATATGCAGAATCTGATATTATGGATACTTCTGGTACAGATCCTGTAGTAAAAATTCCAACGGGTTCTATTTATCTTTATGGTACAGGAGATACTACAGTAGAAACTGATGCTGATGGTGTATGGCTTAAAACAGATATTACATTTGGACCATCATATGGAGAATATGATAGAACCTTTGTACAACCTGTAAAAGATGCTGCTGGTAGAGAACTTGCAGTTCTTACAGGAACAATGAAAGATAATGTTATTACAGTAACAGAGATTAAACATCATGCAGCAGAAACTATTGGAACAGATACAGTAGCAGCATCTATTCCAGATAAGATTAGAATTAAAGCAAGAAAAGATCCTTCAAATGGACTTCTTAGAACTCCTACGGTTAAATGGGATGTAAGAACTGATATTATTGAAATTCCAAATGCTAATCCTATCAACGTTCCAATTTCTCCTGAAGAGGTTAAAGATATTTCTGCACTCTATCAGATTAATCAGCTTGATAAAATTATGAGTATGATTAATCTTGTTCTTGAAAATTATAAAGACGATACAATTAAAGTTGGTTTGGATAAATCTTTTGCACATATGGCTCCAGATCAGAAAGTATATGCTGAATTTGATTTCGCTCCTAAAGGTGGATACCTTAGTGATCATATTGATTGGAGACGCAATACATTTATGGATGCATTTGATACTTATGTAACAGATCTTCTTACAGTATTGAATGACCAGAATGTAACAATTACTGTATTTGGTAGACCTGATATCATTAGAAAGATCACTCCTACTGAATATACTTATACTAGTCCAAGCAATATTGGACCAATAGAACTTGAATTTTCTAAAACTATTGTTACTTCTGATAGAAGAATTTATAACTTTATTTCAGCACAGAAACTTCAGGCTCTTATTGAAAAGGCTACTGGAAGACAAGTAACTAATAATGAGCTTATCATAATTCTTAAACCTAGAAATACTGATAGATTTATTTATAGAATTTATGATTATCAGATGTATGTTTCTAATGAAATTAGAAATCCAGCTTTGTATACACTTCCATCAGTACATGCATTTGAAAGATTTAAATTCTGTGAGTATCAACCTGTTCAGGGTAGAGTGAAAGTTCTTAATCCTACTGGTCTTAGAGAAGGCGATACTGATGCTTCTGTATATAATGAGAGATCTACTATTGGCACTACAAGATATGGACTTGTTGGATTGAATTAATTATTTATAATATTTATAAGTCTATGGCTATATAAGTCATAGACTTATATTTTTATTTAAGGAGGAATGAAAATGTATCGTAATAATAAATATAATTTTGAAGATATGGAATATATTATATTAGATATAAAAGCCAATCCTAGTGCTCAGAATTTAAAAAATCTGCAAGTAGAATTAAATAAATATTATAGAGATTCTATATGCAGACAAGTATTATATACAAATAATACAGATAAATTATTTTTTGGAATGTGTGTTATGCCAGTAATTAATGGTGACTCTGCTGTTGATATTATTATTAGTAATAAACCAATTAAGATAAGTGAATATTATCTAGAAATAGATTCTAGATTATTTGATCCATTATTGAATTTAACTTCTAAAGAAATAGTTGCTATAATATTACATGAAGTTGGGCATCTTATAAATGACTCTACTCCTGTTGATGAATTAAGAAAATATATAGATGCATATTTATCCACTACAAATGACAGTTTAACTTTAAGTGATTCTGAGCATTATAAATATATATTAGCAGTAGGAATTAAAGATTCATTAAGAAAATTAACTTCTATATTTATTAGATCTGATGAAGAAACAATGGCAGATTTTAATGCTGTTACAAATGGATATGGAGAACATCTAGAAAAAGCATTAAATAAGATACGATCGAGAACAAGTCAATTAAATAAAAATGTATCAAATAAATTAATAGTTCTTCAATGGACTTTAAGATTATATAAAGATGTAAAATTTAAACGTATATCAGCATTGCATACAATAGAAAGATGTAAAAAAGCAACTCCATCTAAATTGCAAGCAAATGATATGGATACTATAGCAAATAGTTTAAGACAAATAGATGATGCAGCTTTAATAAAAGAAGATTGTAGATTATTTAATGAGAAATTTACTTTATTTCAAAACTTTAAAAGAAAAGGAATTAGATCATTTGAAGATGATTTATATGAATATAATATTAGATATAAAACTTCTGATTTAGAAGTAGATGCTTTAGTATTATTAAGACAAATAAATTCTAGAATTTCTATAATAGAAGATTATTTAAATACTGAAGAAGATTTAAGTGATAAAGAAAAAGAAAGAACTGAAAAACTATTAGCAGATTTTATGGAACTAAGATCTAAATTATCAGAAAAGGATATTTGTAAATATAAATATAATTCATTATGGGTACAAACTCCTGATATTAAAGTTAGAAATACTATAATATAATTTATTAAGGTATACTATATTATATATAGTATACCTATATTCTTTATCTAATATATAATATAATTATATATTATATTTATGTATATATTACATATATACATATAATAATATAATACTAATATATAAAGGAGGTCTTTATAATGAATAAAGATAGTAAAGAAAGAGTAGAAGAAATATGTAAAGAAAAGGAATTTGATATGTATCAAAAAGTTCAAATAGGATTAGAGAAAGATTTATATATAAATATATATACTAATCTTAAATATAATGAAGATCAAATGGGAAAATAAGATTAGGATTATAAAATAATTCTATTAAATAATAATTAGTAATATTACCCTATATAGATTTACTATATAGGTAATATATTTTATAAAGGAGGATGAATTTATATGCTTTATAAAGATATAAAAAATAAATTAAAAGAATTTGAAAAAGATGGTTATAATAATGATCAAATGTTTGAAATAAGAAGAGGTTTAGAACAGGATTTAGATGTATCTATATATGCTAATCATAAATATGATGCAGATCAAATGTTTGAAATAAGAATAGGATTATATGCTGGATTAAATGTATCTCAATACGCTGATCCTAAATATAATTGGATGCAAATGTTTGAAATAAGAATAGGATTAGAGAAAAGTTTATCTAAAGAAAATTAAATATAAGAAAGGAAGATTAATTATGGGACAAAGATTAGTAATTAACATAGAAAAAGATAATAAAAGGATAGCAAATATATATTATCATTGGAGTGCTTATACATTAGAAGCTCTTGATACCTTACAAACATTATTACATGACTTTTATGATAATGATAATTATAAGAATATAAATGATGATATATTAAGATTAATAAGAATATTAGAAGATAATGGTGGTGGAGTTTCATTAGATGATTATGAATATGTAAAGAATTTATATCCTAATGAAGAATTTAAACAAGATGTAAATAGAAATTATGGATTAATATCTATATCAGATAAAAGTATGAAAGATACGTTATATTGGGCAGAACATACTATATTTATAAATTTAGATGATAAAATAATATATAATAATGTATTATATATTTATAATAATATAGATGAATTTTTAGAAGAATATGATGGAGCATATTCTTTAGAAGATGTAAATATTGTCAATTCACCAATAAATTTAGAAGAATTTAATTTTAATAAATTATCTGAAGTATATTGTATGTTAATAGGTAAAAAATATACAGCTAAATTAGTATTAAGTAATAATTATAAACCTGATACTCATATACATTTATTTAAATATGATAACAAATTTTACAGTTTAATAAGTTAAAAGGAGGTAATTAAAATAAAAAATTTTATTATTAATTTAAAATGGACTATATGGGCTATATTTCATCCATATAAGGCAAAATCAATTTATAATTTAATGAAAAGTATTGGTATAGATGTAGACAATATAGATGATGAATTAAAAGAACTTATAGAAGAAGATTTAAAACGAAAAAATAAATAATACAATATAATCCATATAGTAAAATTACTATATGGATTATTTTATGTATAAATTTTATAATTAATTTAAGAAGGTGATTGTTATGAAATGATTATCTTTTCTCAACTAGTTGGGGAAAATTTTACTACTAACATATAATATTTTTAAGGAGTGTGATATAACGTATGATTGTATAATTTATTTAAATTATTATACTTAAACGAAAATCTTTCACCAACTTGTTGGTGAAAACTTTACTATTAACATATATAAAATTTATAGGAGGAATTTAAAATGAAATGTGATTTTAAAGAAAATGTAAATAATAGAGAGTTTAATTTTGTAGATGAAATATTAGATTTTAAAATAAGATGTATACAAAATTCTGATGGAAGTATATCTATGAATGCTGAAGATATATGTATAGGGCTAGGCTGGTGCAGAATACAAAATAAGGATAATAAACAATATTTTTCTATTAGATGGGAAACTTTAAATACTTATTTAAAAGAATTAGGAGTTCCTGCTTGTGAGACTAATTCTTATATACCTGAACCTATATTTTATATGCTAGCAATGAAAGCTAATAATCAAAAAGCATTTAAATTTCAACAATGGATAGCATTTGATGTATTACCATCTATAAGAAAATATGGTATATATATTACACCAGAAATAAGAGAAAAATTAATGTATGACCCTCAATTTGCAAGATCCTTATTAAATGTAATTAAAGAAGATAAACAACAAATAAAGGAATTAGAAAATAAATTAAAAGAAAAGAATCATATTATAGATATCATGAATATTATAACTAATGGTAATTCTTTAATTACTGTAAAGCAATTAGTTAATATATTAAATAATGCTAATATAAATATTATTGAAAATGATTTATATAATTTTCTTAAAAATGAAAATATATTTGATGATAATAATATACCTTTACAAGAATATATAGATAATGGATATTTTAGTATACAAGAATCATCATTTATGAATCCAAATAATGATTATACTGTTACTTATACAACATTATTTACAAATAAAGGGCAAGCATTCATAATTGAATTGCTTAAAAAGAAATATCCTAATAGATTTAAAAATAAATCTAATAATTAATATTATTACTATATATAATAAGAGTATGTATTATATTATATACTCTTATTATATTTATTTTTTATAATATAATTTATAATTATATATTATATTAGTGTATATACATATAGTATATATAATACTAAATATATAAGGAGGTCTTTATAATGAATAAGACTAATAACGAAATTGAAGAAAGATTAAACGAAATAATTCAAGGAAAGGAGTTTAATGGATCTCAAATGAGAGAAATAATATTAGGATTATTAAATGATGTAGATGCATCTCTATATGCAGATCCTAAATATAATATTGATCAAATGCAAGAAATAAGATGGGGATTAGAACAAAATATAGATGTATCTATATATGCAGAACCTAAATGTAATTGGCAAAAAATGTTTGAAATAAGGCAAGGTTTATTACACAATGTAGACGTTAGTGTATATGCTTGTTATAATAAATATACTGATAATCAGATGAAAGAAATAAGAAAAGGATTAGAACAAGGAGTTGATGTAAGTATATATAATAAACCAGAAGAATATGGACATAAACAAATGAAAGAAATAAGAAAAGGATTGAAAAAAGGATTAGATGTATCAAAATATAAATTTTGGAAATATAATCATAGACAAATGAAACAAATAAGAAAAGGATTAGAAGATGGATTAGATGTATCTTATTATGCTAAATATAAATATAAAGCATCATTTATGAAAGAAATAAGATTAGAATTTACATATATACTTAAAAGATAAATAATATTTATAAAATTATATAGTAGAAAGGATGATTAATTATGAGTAATAAAAATTTTCTTAATTTTTGTGCAATAAGTAAAGGTGATTGTTATAGTTGTTATTATAATAATAGCTGTGAGTATTGTAATGATATTAATTATAATAAATCACAAGTAGAAAATAATAATAAAATTAAAGAGGAGTAAATTGTATGATAGAACGTAATTATACTGCATATTATATAGAAAATGAAATATTTAATAAAGAAGAAATAAGAATAATAATTAGAGTACCAAAATTTAAAAATATTTTTAAAGAATATAATTTTAATAATAAAATGGATGATAGTTATACAATAAACGATTTATATAATAAAAGAATTAAACCAATTACTAATAATTATGAAGTTGAAATAATAGATGGATTTGGTAATAATCCTCATCCAAATACAAAACTTAAACATATAAGAAGTAGTTATATTAATAATTAAGAATTATATTAATAATAACAAATAATTAAATTTTAATAAAGGAGCTGATTAATATGGCTATGGGAAATTATAACCCAAATTTAAATTCAAATAATCAACAGAAGAAGTATTCTCCATCTGTAAGAAGTAATTATAGTCTATCTAATACAGAAGCAAAGATAGAGAATACAGGAGTAAGTATTACATTTTGGAATGGAATGATAAAGATATCTATCATTCCAATAGAAGTATCAGATGATAGTTTTAGATATATAGAAGATAAAGCTATATCTATTTGGTTAACACATACTAAAGCAAGATTACTTTCAAATGAAATATCTGAATTTCTGAAGGATAAAAATTCATATAATAATTTAGGAGTTAATTCTGGTGAAGGATTAATATCTATATCTAATGGTAAAGAATTAGGTCTTACTTCTCCTTGTATTATAATTAGAAAAATTAAATCAGATAATGGCGAAGTTTTATCTAGTATTTCATATGAATTTAAATCTAAATATCACCACTCTATTAGAAATTTTAAAGAAGACGATAGTAGCTTTGATAGTATTTATGATGAAGATCTTGAAATTCTACAATTAAAAGATGTGTTAGATCAGTATTATTTATCAATGACTAATGCATTTGCATATTCAATTATGGATTCTTCTAAGTATAATGATTCTAAAATAAATACTAAATTGGATTCTATATGTGAAAAACTTGGAATTGAATATAAAAATCAAAGCAATAAATCGTCTAATACTTATTTCAATGCTAATGCTAATAATGAATCTAAAAATAATGATAAGTTTGATAAAGGAGATATAAATTCTATTAATCGTATGATGGATATGGATGATTAAAATATAAATAAACTTGATTATAATTTAAATAATCAAGTTTATTTTTTATAAAGTGAGGTGATATTATTAATGTATTTAATCCTGAATTAGTAGCACATAATAAAATTATAGTTAGTTTTAATATGATTTTTAATACTGATTTAGCATTAGTAAAATTATTATGTAAATATTATAATAATCCTAGAATAATAAATACAAGATTATTACATTTAAGATCTCAATATATGCTTTCAGAGCTTATTAATAGAAATAATATTAACCCATTAACTTTATTTTTAAAAGATGAATATTATAATAATGCAGATGAATTATATAATCAATTTATGACTGAAAAATATGATGAAGTATTAAAATATTCAGAAGATTTTAGAACTTTATTTTCTGAAGTATTAAAATTTCTATCTGAATTTGAAGAATTTACACCAATAGTTATATGTAAAGATGACAAACAAAAAAAGTTAATAGATACTTGGAAAGAATCTATTAATATCTCTAGTATTATATTTAACAAAGGAGATAAACTACCAAATTTTGATATAATTATATTAAGAACGTATAATGAAGTCAATATAACAGGATGGTTCGAAGGTAAAAATTTTTACTTATCAAATGAAAGATATAATAATATTAGTATAAATAAAGAAGCATCTAATGTTTTAATAAAATTTGGAATATGTAATGAATTAAGATATATTTCATTATATAAAGATGATATGTATAAAATAATTAAAGGATAATAGGAGGAATAAAATATGCATAATACAACTACATCAATGGTACCAGGAATACCAAATCCTAAACAATCTATAATATCTAATATAGTTGATAATGAAACTGTAACCTCTGTTCAATCTGAAACATTAGGCATTATAGGAAAGGCATTAGTTAATTCATTTGGCCCAGTTGGATCTAATACAATATATAGACAAAATAACTTAGTAACAAAATACACTAAAGATGGATATACTATATTAAAGAATATTAAACTTAATGGAGAAATAGAAAATGCTGTAAAAACAGAACTTGAAGAGATTACAAGATATATAGTTAAAACAGTAGGAGATGGAACTACATCCGCTATTATATTATCAAAAATTATATTTGATAAATTAAAAGAATATAAAGATACACTTACTCCATTTGAAATTATAAGTAATTTAGAAGATGCAGTAGAAGAAATAAAAAGCTATATATTAAGTAGAAAGAAGCAATTTAATAAATACACAGCATATGATATTACTTTTATTGCTACAAATGGTAATGATGAAGTTGCTAAGAATATGTTTGATATATATGATCAATATGGTAAAGATGTGTTTATAGATGTTGCTATTTCCACTACAGAAGATTCTATACTTAAATCATATGATGGTATGACATTGGAAGTTGGTTATGGAGATACTGCATATATTAATAATGTAAAGAAAGGAACTTGTACATTAAGAAATCCTAGTATATATTATTTTGAAGATCCTATAGATACTCCAGAGATGTTTACATTTTTAGATACTATTATAAAAAATAATATAGTAGATCATTATGAAGAAAGTTCTGATGGTAAACCTATACCTACAGTAGTAATAACACCTAGATTATCTAAAGATATGGGATCATATTTATCTTCATTTATTGAATGGATGTATAAATTTGGTAATGAATCTACTAGACCTCCATTTTTATTAATAACTAATGTATATGATAAAGAAATATTATCAGATATTACAAGAATGTGTGGATGTAAAACTATTAAAAAATATATAAATCCTAATCAACAAGATCTAGATATTAAAAATGGATTAGCTCCAACTCTAGAAACAGTATGTAATTTCTGTGGTCATGCTGATTTAGTTGAATCAGATATTAGTAAAACTAAATTTATAAATCCAGATAAAATGTTTAATGAAAATGGAGAATATAGTAATGAATTTAATTCTTTAATATCATTTTTAGAAGCTGAATTAAAAGTAGCTAAACAAGAAAATAAAGATGCAAGTGTTACTGGAAACATAAAGAGAAGAATTAATTCATTAAAAGCTAATATGGTAGACTATTTAGTAGGAGGAGTAACTATATCTGATAGAGATAGTCTTAGAGATCTAGTAGAAGATGCAGTATTAAATTGTAGATCTGCTGCTAAATATGGATATGGTTATGGTGCTAATATGGAAGGGTTTTTATCATCATATAAATTAAAAAATAATAATAATTTTATAGAAATTATATATGATGCATATAGAAAATTATTATCTATCTTATATGGAACTGCTATAAAAGATAAAGACTATGTAAATGATATTATTGAAGAAAGTATAATAAATAAAATGCCATATAATATAAAAGAAAAAAAATATGATGATACTGTTATATCTAGTATTATGACTGATGTTATAGTATTAGATACAGTAGTAAAAATAATATCATTAATGTTTACTGCAAATCAATTCTTATGTACAGATCCATCCTTAAATAAATATAAATTATTTAGTTAAAAAATAATATTAATAACTAATAATTAAAATAGTTATAGAGACTATGTGTTAGATAGTCTCTATAATACTAAACCATATTATAATTTCCATGATGGTTTAGTAATAGAATTAAATGGATGATAAAAATCCATCTTCATTCTATCAATGATTTTTGGAACAGCAAGTTTCAAAGTTTTATCCAACTCTTCTTTGGTTGGATTTAAGTCTCGTATATCAGAGATATATTTATCTATACGTATATCTCTGATCTTATTTTCTACAAGACCCATAAGACATCACCTCCCTTTTACTATATTATATAATATATCTATAGATATATTATATTACATATATAATATATAATTAAAAGAGAGAAGAATAACAAAATATCCCTAGTAGTATAAATACTACTAGGGACTAAAATTCTTTAAAATTAAAAATTATTAATGATATAACTTATAATTAAATAAATTGCTTAATAAAGATTATAGTATTTTTACTATAATCTTCATATTATGCTTTTTTAAAAAGAAAGGAGATGAAATTAAATATGACACTTGATGAATATTCTAAAAATCCATTAGGACAAAAAAATGCTCTTTTTTCTCAACGAGATATGTATAAAGAACTTTATACAAATAAATTAGATAAAATTTTACTTAGAGAAAATGGAAAGATATCATATAAACTTTATACTAGCAAAGATAATTATTATATTTATATGAAAATTCCATCAGAAGTTATTAATAATTTTTATTATGATGTAATAATAGAATTATATACAAAAAATCCACTAATAAAAAATAGTAGAACACTAGATAAATATGATTTTAGATGTTATAGTAATAGCCCAGATTATGTATTTACTTTTGCTCATGCTATGATTAAAAATGATATGTTCATATCTGATCTTAAACCAAAAATGTCAGAATTAGCGATTAAAAATATAGCCAAAGAAAAAAATCCAAAAAATCAAATAGGATATATAAAAGGATTATACTTCGCTTATATTTTAATTAAAAGATATAATTTATTACATAAAATAGAATTTGAAGCTAATGCAGAAAAATATAATAAAAACGTCTTGTTAGATTTAATAATGCATGCCGATGAAAAGATTAAATTAAGACAAGAATTAGGAAAGGATATTGAAAAAGAAAAAAGAATAAAAGAAGTTAAAGAAAAAAATGATAAAACCAATGTTAGAACAGAAGTTAAGTCGTCTAATAATATTAAAAGAACTTCTTTTATTAAAAGAACTTCTAATATAAAAAATACTACAAGAACACGTATTACTAAGAGTAGTAAAAGAAAATAAAATTATATATTATATATATGTAATAATATAATTAAAAATTCTTTAAGGGGGAATTTATAATGAAAAGATTAGCAACATTTGGTAATAAACGTAATAAACCCATTCATATTGATCAATGGGTTCCAGAGGAAGAAGACAAAATATTTAAACATGCAAAAGGAGTATTTATTGCACCAATAAAAGAAATGTATGAATTATCATCATCTAATATTTCTATATTTATTCTTTCTAGAAAGAAAGGATATAGCTCAGAAAAATTAAGAAATCATATAACACACTATCTTAATTATTTTGAAAAATTTTATGATAGAGATAAAGAGTTACTATCTGTATATACTTATATAAAGTATTTTATAGATTACGAGCCATCTTATAATAAAGAAATGCTTTTTAACGATATTAAAACTTATTTATTATCTCCATCTTTACAATATAAAATTATATTACTAAATAGAGATAATTATATAATGAATTTAACATATCAAAATCAAAAGAACCCATCTTTACAATATACTAATTCTCATTGCCTATTATTAATGAGATTAAGTTTTATAATACTTACTGCTATACCATTATTAACACATTTTATGTATATAAAGAAAATACAAAATTATGACTCATTTCTTTTAGAAATATATTCTCAATTTTTGGATATATTTGACGTGGATTTATATAATAAATTATATGATACTTCATATAGTAATAAAATTAAAAATAAAGCAAATAATCCATTATGGGAAAATCAAGATATAAGAGGTATTAATGTAACTACATCATCTATAGAGAATGTAGAAAATTTATTACTTAATGTAATACCTAATTATAAATATTCAGAAAATGCAATTAGTTTAAATTTTGTATCTACAAGAAATAACAATGATTACACAATTAATGGTATTAAATATGAATTTGATTATGTACAATTATCAAGTTCTAAAACTTCATCTTCTGAAGATGCTAATTCTGAATTTGATAAATTTGAAGTATTTTGTATAAAAAGTGATGAAGCTTTATATTTACAAAATAAAGTTAATTATGATTATACAATGAAATTATTAGAAATACAATATGGACCATTTAGTCAAAATGAAATTGAATTTTATAAGAAAAAATTATCTAGTGATGGAAATGATCAAATAATTAACTCTTTTCAAAAACAATTAATATTTGCATTATTCTTTAAATATTTTAATGATCCTGAGAGTATTAAAGCTCTTAACATTGATGATTATATTAAATTAATTATCATATCAAAGAAGTTATTATTACAAAATAAGCTAGTAATATTACCTTACATTATTAGTTCAAAAATAAATAATTTATCAGTAAGAAAAAGTTTAAATAAAAAAGAACTAGCAAAAGTACAAGCTAGTGAATTATATAGGGAAGTGGTTAATAATTATAAAAATACAAAAGCAGCAGATCAAGTATTATCATATGCTGCTACTATTATAGCATCTAATTTTACTATAATAGATTATTATGATAAATCTATTGATGGAAGAAAATTAAAATTAGAAAATATTCCATCAATAATGATTATGGAAGAAATGTTAGTATATGCATTATTAATTAATGGATAAAAGTTATTTATATAATTTAGGCTGTATATTTTATTATACAGCCTAATATTTTTTTTAATTATATATTATATCTGTGTATATGTATATACATATAATAATTATTATATTTTTATAAGGAGGTTTTTATAAATGAATAAAGAACAAATGAATGAAACACAAGATTTAAATGTAGATGATTTATCAAGCTTAGTTGAGGTTGAGAAAATATCAAAAGCATTAAAAAATATTTCTCTTGATCTAAATGGAGCTGAAACAAAAAATCTTGTTGATGCGAAAATTCGTATTCAAAAACTTAGACTTATATTACAAGCTCAAAATAGAGAAATGTTAAAAAATGATGTTAATGTTGACGGTAAAATATTTAAATGGCTTATTGACATTATTTATAATACGGAAAAAGAATTAATTAAAGCTTTAGACGTATTTGTTATGTCAAGTAAAACTGGTAGATGGGTAAGATCTATTAAAGGAGTTGGTCCAGTATTAGCTGCTGGATTTTTATCTCATTTTGATATTACTAAAGTAACTTATGCTGGGCAATTTTGGAACTATGCTGGATTAAATGATAACAACATAAAATGGCTAGGAACTAAAAAAGCTTCTTCCATTGTTGATAATATTGTTGGTAAGTCTAAAACTATTACTGACGATCATTTGATTGAAATATCTAAACAAACAAATAGACCGATTGATAAATTGGTTAAGATGTGTGTAAACGAAAAGACTGGTAAAAGGTCTAAGAAAGATCTAAAAGCTAATTTAGCTAAATTACCTTATAATGCACAACTAAAGTCATTATGTTGGTTACAAGGCGGACAATTTATGTTGTTAAAACATAATAAAAATTCGTTATATGCTAGAATATTCTTTGAAAGATATGCATGGGAAAAAATACGTAATGATAAACTTATATATAAAGACTATGCATATCAACAACTAGAAGAATATAATTATGATAAAAATACTTCTGCTTATAAATGTTTAGTAGAAGGAAAATTATCTGATGCTCATTTAATTGCAAGAGCTAGACGATATACTGTTAAAATGTTTATTAGCCATTTATTTGAGGCTATGTATTATTTTGAATACAATAAATTACCTCCAAATCCATATATATTGAGCTACACTGAACATCGTGATTATATAGAACCAGAAGTTCCATATATAGGATTTGAAGAATAAAATATTATTTTAACCATATCATAAGAATTATCAGAACAATAAAATGAATCATGTGCATTAAATTATCAAAAGAAGGAAATGAATCACTGAGAAAAAATTGTCAGATTAGTAAAATGAATCATGTTAGTTGAATTATCATAACAAACTAATGAATCATATATTTTAAATTATCATATGATAAAAATGAATCAAAAGATTAAAATTATCAGAGAGGTGAAAATGAATTAGTGCTTTAGAATTATCAAATGAAGTGAATGAATTAATAATATCGAATTATCATTGACTATGGAATGAATCATATGGAGTGAATTATCATTAATTTTGAATGAATCAAAACTTTAAAATTATCATATAGCGAAAATGAATCATTGTACTTAAATTATCATGCCGAGAGAATGAATCACTGTCTACAAATTATCAGAGTGGGAAAATGAATTAAAATTAATAAAAGAGATATATTAATATATCTCTTTTATTTTTTAGATAGGAGAATTGTTATGCATAATGAATTTAAATCTGAATTAATACAAGCTATATTAAATACAGATAAATTTGCTAAGTTAGTATCAGGTAATAAGGAAATATTAACTAGATGTAAATTTTGTCCTGATTCTTCTAATATGAATCATGCTCATATGTATATAAGTACTGGACAAAATGATGAACCAATATATTTTTATTGTCATAAATGTAATACTACAGGAATAGTAACTCATAAGAGATTATTAGAATGGGGTATATATGATGTAAATTTAGGATCAAATTTAATTAATTATAATAAAGATGTATTAAAGTTATCTAAGAATAAAAGATTCAAAGATAGTGAAATATATAAATTAAATAATTCATTTATATCTAATAATAATTTATCTAAAGTTAAATTAGATTATATTAATAATAGATTAGGATTAAATCTTACTTATAATGATTTATTAGATAATAAAATAGTATTAAATATAAAAGATTTATTATATTCTAATAATATAACTGAATATACTCGTAAAGAATATATAATTGATGAATTAAATTCTATGTTTTTAGGTTTTATTTCTCAAGATAATGCATTTATTAATATGAGGAATTTATTTATAAATAAAACTTCTAAATTATTACAGAAAAGATATATTAATTACAATATATTTAATAAATTTGATAATACTTTAAGATTTTATACTATTCCTACTAATATAGATTTATCTAAACAAATAAAGATATATATAGCAGAGGGTCCATTTGATATATTATCTATTAAATATAATTTAGTTAAAGATATAAATAATTCAATATTTAGTGCTATATGTGGATCATCATATATAAATGCTATTAAACATTTTATAACAATGGGTTTAATTAATATAGAATTTCATATATATATAGATTTAGGTATTCCAGATTATATAGTACGTTTAATTAGGGATAAATTAATTATATTTAATAACCCAGTATATATACATACAAATATATATCCTGGAGAAAAAGATATGGGAGTTAGAAAAGAGAGAATAACTGAGCGAATATATAAATTAATATAATATTAAGAGATAGTATAATTACATACTATCTCTTTTATTTTTTGATTTGTAAAACTTAAATATTTCAATCATATATTATATATATGAATAAATATTAACAGTGTTTCCATAAAGTAGTTAGTAGAAGATACCTAACAACTTTATAAATTTTAAAAAGGAGGTATTTAGTATGAATATGCTAAATCAGAATCAAAACCAAAACAAAATTGTCCTTGCAACTTTTAATAATCGAAAATCTAATTGTAACCATGTACATAAAGATCCTCGTGATCTATATAATGATACTCTATATGATAAGTATAAATATATGTTTGATATGGTAATAAGATTTGAGTCTTATGATACAATTAGAAAAGATCTTGCTAGAGATGTAAAGATGTTAATACCTAGTATTTTAGAAGCTTTTAAAACTTCTGATAATAATGATATGCAAATATTAATTAATCTAATTATAGAATTATTATCAACTAATTTTGACAATCATGAACAAATCTCTAGAGTAATGTATAAACATATAATGCATATTAATGTATATAATAGACATTTATTATGTAATACATTAAATAAAGTTGTAAATAATCTTGTTATGGCTAGTAATCAATAAAATAATTAGCCCTTATATATTAAGGGCTTTTATTTTTTATTTTTTATCTGAAACATTTTAATAATTTAAATAAAAGGAGGTGTATATCTATGGCTGGTAAGTTTATTAATACTGATAGAAAAGTTGCTATAGAATCATTAATAGAGGGATTTAAACAAACATTAGATAATCCATTTTATGTAAATCTTGAAAAGGCTGTATTATGTACATATTTTAATCAAAATGTAGATAAATCTTCTATTGAATCAGGAGCAGAAATTGCATATGAATATATAGGAAAAAATAGTCCTATTAAATATAATAAAATAAATAATTTTCATATATATGGTATTGATAAAATTGATATTGAGTTGAATTGTACTGATTGGGGGCTAGAAAATGGATCAGATATAACTGGTACATTATATATATTACCTAATACAATAACTCCAAAATCTAATGATTATTTTATTATAAATCATATAAATGATAATATATTATTTAAAGTAACTACTTGTTCTTATGATATGCTTGATAATGGTAATAATATATGGAGAGTAGAATATAAATTAGAAAGTACTGATGTAAAAACTATAGAATCTCAAGTGGTAGAAGATTATGAAATGATGATTAATAATATAGGTACAGATTTTAAAGCTATAGTAAAATCTAATGATTATAAATTTATAGAACAAATAGATGAAGTATTATCAAGATTAAGAAAATACTATATTTCATTATTTTATAACAAAAGAGTACAGACATTTATATTTAATTATAATTATAGATATTTCTATGATGCTATGATGATAGAGTTCTTAATTAGACATTCTATTCTTACAAATAAAGATGATTATTTATATATAGGACATCAAGTTTCTCTTAATGATAATTTTATAATGGAGTATGATAGAACATTTTTTAGATTTATAGAAAATTATGATATATCATTTAATCCATTAATAGAAATACAAGGTAAAGTAATAGAAGATAGATTATCTATATTATATCTTAGAAAAGAACCATATTTTAAAGCAATACATGTGGATACTCAGTATAATCCTTATGAACCTTTAATAACTATATATTCTTTAGATTTTGTTAATAGAATAAAAGAATGTTTATTATATGGAGATCATTATAATATTAAATATTTAAATATAATAATAAAATACTTAAATAAAATGGAAATTACTTCTGAAGATATAGACACAATTAATACTATAGAATTTAATAAAAGTAATATTACTTTATTTTATAATATACCATTAATTATATATTGTTTAGATAAATATATAGAAAAACTGTTAAAACGTATATCTTAAATATTGTTAACATATAATTAAATCTAATAAAGGAGGTAATTAATATGGATTTAAATATTTTACCTATTGATGAAATATTATTACTTGATATTGAATCTGAAAAATTATTAGAAGCTACATACGATGATTTTTCATATTTAGATTATTTTATACCAAAAAAGGAGGAAATAAAAAATGAATTTTAATGATAAAAAAAGAGTAATAATAAAACCTATAACTAAACCATTATTTAATTTTAATCCACCTATTGATAAACAATGTGAAAGAGAATTAACCGTAAGTCAAATTTATGATTGTATGTATTATGGTGCTGAAGTATTTGAAATTCTTAATAATGGTATTAAACTAAGACTTACATTTACTAACTATAGTAAAGATAATAATAAAAATATTCCTATTGTTAATACTATATCATCAGATGATAATAAGTTTAAAGAAAATAATACATATGATAATACTGAAGATAAATTTAACTTTATAAATACTAATGTATCTGATTTAAAAGAGAATGAATCTGTAGATGATAGTATTAATGAAAGTAAAGATATTAAATATGTAAATTCTTATAATAATAAAAAAGAAAAAAAGAATAAGCATAAAAATAAATTTTCAAATAATTATAATGATACTAGTTCTATAAATACTAATGTATCTGATTTAAAAGAAAATGAATCTGTAGATGATAGTATTAATGAAAGTAAAGATATTACAGAATAAAAAATAAATTATGGGAAGTAGATTAAATTCTACTTCCCATATATATTTAGTATGATTCTGTTTGTGATTCATTCATAATAAATTCCTCCTTTATTATATTTTACAATAAAAAGATTTAAAAATTTTCATTTATTTTTATATTATTCTTATTGTACATGGTTATAATATATAATTATAAATATGTACTTTTACATATTATTTATATAATTTAATAAAAGTATAATAAACTTTTTTGAGGTAGGTCTATTTTTATATTTTAATATATCCTCATATATAACTCCACCTACCTTTCTATATGAAGATATTAATTCTCTTCTTATTTCTGTTTCAATAGCTATAGCACTTTTATATTTCTCGTTAATAGATAATTCATATATATACTTTTCATATTGATATCTAATATGTTAATATTATGATCTGTAATATATATAATAATATTTTTAACATATTTAGTAACTTCTTTTGATAGTTTAAACTTTTTTAATACTTTGTTTAATTTGGATAATTTAGGTCTTAGCATAATGAATCACTCCCTTATAAATTTATATTAATATGTTGTGCTATTATAGTATTTATTTAATTTTCTAAATCTATCATTGAATCAAAAAATGATTTTTTTGTTTTAATCGGTATTTTTCTGCTAGTATTAGATTCTATACATTCATTATTATTCATATTTAAATCTAAAGGTATTTCATTATTATTAAACTCCATTAAATTGGTTCCAAAATTTGGTCTTTGTAAATAATTAATTTGTAATAATGATGCTTCATACATATTTATAGATTCAATTATATATACAAGTCCTGTAAACTTTTCTGCACTTATATCTGTAAAATTATTTCTAGATGATAAATACAATCGAACTCCTTTTATATCTTCATTCTCATAACTTATTACTATTGGTTCTAATTCTAAGTATTTATCTCTTAATGGTACTGTAGCATTAGTTATCTTTTTTACTATTTCTAATCTTTTACCGTTTGCTTTATATAAGTTTTTATATTCTATAGAAAAAAACCATGATGATACTTGTCTAAATATTAACCTAACTAAATAAATATCACTTATTGTTATTCTTATAAATTCTTTATCTAAATTTTCATTTTGTCTAATATTTTCTATAGATAAATAATATTCAAAATGCCTTCTTAATGATATTAAATACTTATTGTCTGTATATTTATTAGATGCATATTTATATTCTGTATGAAATAATTTTTTTGTTCCATCCATGTTTTTATATCCTAATTGAGTACTGAATCTCAATACTACATTATCTCCTAAATACATTATATCATCTGATATTTTTTCATAATCCATAAAAGTTGCTAATTTGTCCATAATACACCTCTTAACGTTTATTATTCTAATAAGGTGTTAACGATATGGTAAGAATAAAAAATAAAAAAATAAAGGGTGGATATAATTCCACCCTTTTTATTACATAACAACATCATCACATAATGTTATAGCAATTCCAGTATCTGGAGATACAAGCTTAAAATTCTGATAATTAAAGAAATCAGTTATTATAAATCTACTTATACCATTTGTTCTCATAACAGCATTATAGATGTAGCCCTGTAATTTGTTTATTATAATATCATTTATAATATTACCATCAAAATTTCCATTTACTACAAATGGTAATGTAAATGTAGAATTTAAATCTATAAAATTATTTAAGTTAAATTCATTATTTATAACAGCATTCTGTTGGTCATAATATACATTATTTGATGTATATAAATTATCTTCATTAATAGGTATTTCTGTAGTTATTCTATTTCTAAATAATATCGAGTTAATTGGCTGTTCTAAAAGCTCAGATATTATTTCATTTATGTTTGACAATGGTATACTTAAAGATTCATTTATATTATTAACTGTTTTATTAATATATATTTTTGGTACACCATCATTAGAAATAGAACCAAGAGGATCTATTTGTATATCAAAATGCGTTAATATTGGAACTTGTTTAGGACCAGCAAATAATTTTATTTTATACACACCATTTGTATTTGGTACATTTTTTCCTTTTTCTATTCCGACTCCGTTTATAGATAAAGCATTAGCTAAAGGGATAAGTTCATCTGGAAGTACTGGATGGGATTTTATTACGTTATCTAGAGCATCTTTAAGAATTTTGTTTTTATCATTTACATTTAATGGAGGTATTACATTTCCATTATAATCTATCCCACTTTCAGGAATGGTAGGTAAAATATTATTATCATTAGATATCTGGATAACCTCTCCCTGATCGTTTACTATAGTAGAAGGGTTATATGGGTTTGTTGTAAAGTTCGGGTCTTTACAATTTTCTTTTTCATTTATAACTCTTAATACATTAAGTGGACTTCCAGTTTCAGCAGCTATTTTATCAAATTCTGAATCATATTGTTGCTGTGGTTGTTCAATAGTTGTAGGTGTTTCTGTTTGTTGTTGATAAGGAACCTGTTCATCATAACTATCCCATATTTTAACAGGATTTACATTTGTTGCAGATGTAACATGATTCTGATGAAATTGTTCAGTTTGCTGTGCTTGTTCAGTAATTGTAGGTGTTTCTGTGTTTTTGTTTGATTGTGGTATTTCTACAGAAGTTTTATTTTTTTGGTTTTGCAAAAATGATTCCAAATTATTATCGAAATCTTTAAACTCTTGTTCTGTAAGTTCATCAATTTTTGATTGAATTGATGTATCTTCTTCATGATCTGCAAACTGATAAAGATAACCATCAACATCAGATGTTATTTTATCAAAAAAGTCAATATCTCTTTTGCACCGTTTTATCATATCACTTGACCAACTCATTTTAAATTCCTCCCTTAGATATAAAATATAAGTAATTTTAATTTAATAACAGTAACATTAATATAAGATAAAATATTATTTTATCTTGATATTGGCGCACCTCTTTGTATGATGCTAAGTTTTCGTTAACAAAAGATGAGATAACTCTTTAAAGAGTTATCTCATTACTCTGTGTTATAGAATAATCATACGACTATTCTATTTAAACTTATTGAAAATATGAGTTCATTAAGTTTTAAATCTTTTACAAATACGTTTTTCATTATCCGAATTTAAACTCAAATAAGAATAATTAATAACTAATTGATTTTCTTTTTCTTTGGATAATAATACGCATCAAATGTTTCATTTATACTAGATGGTGTATCTGATGAAATTACAATAACATTTTCATCAGATACAAGTTCTGCATCATATAAATAAAATCTTATTGCTGGTTTATTTATGCTTATATTAATTCCCCCAATACTATAATATACTCTAGTAACATAGAAATTTATAATTTAAATAGTAAATATACCATTTCACTAAATTTAAATTATGCATCTATATTATTACTAATATAATATATAATTGAATAATCGTAATTTTTCATTTTAAGTAATCATAATTTTGAATAATACTAATACACATATTTATATTATAATGATAACCTTATGTTTCTCATATCTCTCCAACTATATTTAGGATCAGCATATTTAGTAACGTTAATATTATTCATCAATCCAAGTTTTATTTCTTTCATTTGTCTCCAATCATATTCTGGTTTAGCGTATATATCAATATATAAATCTTCATTTAAACCATCTAATATTTCTTCCATTTGTTCACAATCATATTCAGGTTTGGCATAGATACTTACATCTAAATTATTATATAATCCACGTATTATTACATTCATTTGATATTCATCAAAAACAGGATTTAAACAATATGATACATCTATATCATGTTCTAATCCTACTCTTAATTCTCTCATTTGTAATGAATTATATTTAGGATCAGCATATTTAGTAACATCTACTCCATGTTCTAATCCATATCTTATTTGAGTTAATTGTTCATTATCAAAATTCTTTCCTTTTGTTACATATTGTAATTTGTCATCTATTGCTTCTTTATTTATTTGATCTAATGATTTATTCATATTATAAAACCTCCTTATAAATTTTTATATGTGTTTAAAATATATTAGTTTTTCTCCTAACTCTGATATAGGAACTATATCTCCTTCACCGTAATCATCAAATACTCCATAAATATCATAACATATTTTATTTTCATCCATCCATACTATATGCCCATGATTTTTATGCCACATTATTGATCCTCCAAAAGCATCTTTTAGTATTAATGCAAAATAATAACAATATCCATCAGCAAACATTATTTCTGCTGGAGTTCTAAAGAAATATATTTTTTCTTTTATATTAGAATCATATTGAGTTGATTTATTATCTATATCATATATAAAACTAAGTACATCTTTTCTTACTTTAGGATGTCTGTCTACCTGAGATTTAATATATTTATTTTTATATTTATCCATTTACATTATCCCTTTCATTATAGGATTTTTTAAAGTATTTGCTATTTTATACATTTCTTTGTAACTATATTTAGGATCAGCGTATTGAGATACATCTAACTTTTGTTCTAATCCATATCTTATTTGTACCATTTGTCTATGATTATATTCAGGATTAGCATATATACTGACATCTAAATTATATTCTAATCCTATTCTTATTTGATACATTTGTTTCCAATCATATTTAGGATCAGCATATATACTTACATCTAAACCATCTTGTAATCCACATCTTATTTCTTCCATTTGATCATTATTATATTTAGGATCAGCATATATAGACACGTCTAAGCCATCTTCTAATCCTAATCTTATTTGATACATTTGTTCATAATCATATCTAGGATCAGTATATATAGATACATCTATATCATCTTCTAATCCATATCTTATTTCATATAATTGTTTTATATTATATCCTTTATCTTTATATAGATCCATATTAATACCTTTTAAATTAGATTTTATTATAAACATATCTTCTGCTGATATATTAGGATCTAAATAAGAAGATACATCTATATTATCTTCTAATCCATATCTTATTTCGTATAATTGATCTATTATATCCTTTATCTTTATATTAATCTATATTAATACCTTGTAATTTAGATCTAATAATAAACATATCTTCTACTGATATATTAGGATCTAAATAAGAAGATACATCTAAACTTTGCTCTAATCCTTTTCTTATTTCATACATTTGTTCATCATTATATTTAGGATTACTATATATAGATACATCTAAGCATTGTAGTAATCCATACCTTATTTCATATAATTGATCTTTATTAAACTCCTTTCCTTTAATTATTTCGTTTAATTCTCTTTCTACTTGTTCTTCTATAGTCTTATTCATTATAAAGACCTCCTTATATAAGTATTATAATATAATATATGTATATATGTAATATATACATAGATATAATATATAATTATAATATATAATACCATTACTCTATATTTAAAAGAGTAATGGTATATTTAATATAATTAATTATAATAAAATAATGTTTTTCTTATACGACTTATTTATATATAACTATATTTATATTTAATATATATTGATACATCTATATTATTTTCTAATCCTTAGAGTTATTTCGTTTAATTCCATTTCTACTTGTTTTATAGTCTTATTCATATTAGACTACCTCCTTATATAAGTATTATTATAAGTTTATACTATATTTTAAATGTGCATAATTTTGTTTTTTCATTATTATTTATAAATGTACATAATTTTTTCTTTTTATAATCATTAAATGTACATAATTTCATTCCATTAGGAATCTCTACTCTTTCTAAATCATCGTCTTGTATTACAATCTCTTTACAATCTAATGCATATTCACTAAATATATTTTTCTTATATTGATAGAATCTTTTAATTTGATAAAATCCTATATCTACCACTTCTATATAATAAGTATTATTATCTCTAGTTCTTCCTAGTGTTTGTTTTGCTAATACTTCAGACTTAAATGGTTCATTTAATACTATTGTCATTTTAAGTCCTTTTATATCCATTGCTGCTCCACATGATTTAGTAGTTGATAATATAATTTTTTTTTCTAATTGTAATGATTTATCTCCTGTAGTTTTACTAGTATATATTCCTATATGATTTTGTAAATATGGGTAATGTAATATTATCCAATTATATATTACTTCTATAGCGTTATTAGTTCCTATATATATTAGAGTTTTTCCATTATGTTTTAATGCTAAATCTATTACTAACGCCACTACTTTATAAAAATTTGGTTTATTAACCACATAATTAGTATATTTGTTTCTATCTAATCCATATTGATTTTTACATTCTGATATATCATATGCTGTAGGATGACTATTAAATAATATAGATATATAATGAGTATGTGGGTCTTCTTCTGGGTTAAATAAAGATATAGATGGTATATTCTTCATATATAATTGATATATATTATTTTCATCTTGATTAGATCTTGCCTTAGTCGCTGTAATATAGTAAGTTCTATAAGTATTAGTATTATAGTCTATTTTGCACATATTATCAAAATCTAAATGACATTCATCATAAAACTTTAGTCCTATTTTTAAATATTTAAATAATTCTGTTACTTTAGACCATTCATATGTTTCTCCATATGATCTTAAAGTTCCATGAGTACATAATATTATCTTATAATTTGAAATATCTTTTTTATATATTCTATTAATACTAGCTGTTCCAGATAATACTAATATATCTTTTATATTTATATCAGTATATTCTAATATATAATTTTTCCATTGATTTATTACATTAACTGAACTTGTAATAATAATAGATTTTATCTTTAATAAACATATTGTTGCTATAGAACAATATGATTTACCTTTTCCTGTAGATAAATTTACAGCTAATTGAGATTTATATTTATTATCTTTATACTTAACACTAGAACCTATCATAAATTTTAATGTTTCTTGTTGCACATCATCTCTAGGTAAATATTTTATTTTACTTTCTTCTACCATACTATATTCATCAGATTTACTATCTATATATGCTCTTTCTTGAAATAAATATTCTATATAATATACATCTACTCCTCTAGGTATTATTAATTTTTTTTCTTCTTTATTATATTCTATAGCTTTAGGATATCTTATATGCCTTAATCTATCATACACAGAAAATATGTGTTCTAGTTTAGTACAATCTCCTAATTCATAATTATTAATTTCTATTCTACTATGCTTAACAATTATTTTATTCAAATTAATCACTCCTATTTTATAATAAAAAATAAGGATTAGATTCTATATCTAATCCTTAAATAAATTATTTTATTGTTTATCTATATTTATCACTTTACTATTTTCTTCATTGAAATTATATGACCATCCATTATTTTTTATCTTAGAAATTACATTATCAAATAATCCAATATTAATAAAATTAAATTCTTCTATAATATTTTTATCTTTATTACATGATTTAATATTCAAAGTATTATTATTAATAGATACTAAGCTACCATTTTTGTCATATAGTTTTATACTAGATAATTCACATCTATCATCATTATATATTTCATAATCAATAATTAAATTTTCTCCATCTTTAAGTTTATTTTTAATAGTTTTTGTATGTCTAATAAGTTTATTATCACCATCATATACTTTATATATAGTAGTACTATCAAATTTAGAATATATAGTTTTATATGTTTCTATTGTAGTAATATTATTTTTCTTTTTTATTATTTTCTCTATCTTTTTATTATGTTTATAAACAATATTATGTTTAACTGTAATATTATTAGATTTATAAATTGAAAATATAATATTCCCACTGTAAGTATCAAAAATAATTGTATATTTATCAATCAATTCTTCATTACTATAAACTGTTGCAGTTATAGTATTTTCTTTTTCAATTATTTCATGTTTGATAATAGATTTATTTCCTCTATCATCTGTATTAGCATATGTTCTTATAAATACTCTTTTATCATTAATAATCTCATCAGATATATTTAATAATATATTACTATATCCTTCACAATATGATTCTTTTATATAAATATCAGGTTTAACAATATCTTTAGATATTAAATCATATTTATCATTATTTATATTATTTAATATCTTATAGTCTAGCATATTCTTATTTATCCAATTTATAGAATAAATAGTCTTTTCTAAAGTTATATCATTATTGATATCATATATTTCATGAACTTTTATATTTTCCTCTATATAATATATATTATATTCTATTATATCAGTATTTTGATTATTATATATCATAAAAATTAACTCATTGTCTTTATTATATAATTTTTCAGAAACTATTTTATTATCATCAGGTATATAGTATATTTCATGAATATATACTTTATTTAAAATATAATTAATATCTAGATTTTTATAATTAGGTATTTTATTAAGATATTTATCTTTTAAAGTTATTAGTTTATGATATTTATATTCTTTACATAATATTTTATTATCATTATTAATAATAACTGTTTTTATATAATTATCATTATTAGTTATACTTGTTTTAGTATTTAATTTATTTCCTACATAATTTGTAAATGATGATAATTTGTTATTATCATAATTATATAATGTTTTTTCTTTTAAAGTATACATAAAAGTATTCATATTAAAATCCCTCCAAAAAATAAAAAATTTTGTTATTTAATATAATGTAATGGATAGGGTTATTATTTAACCCTATCCATATAAAAGTTATTCTTATTCAAAAATCATATTAGGTAAGAATGCTAATTCTCCATCAGTAAATTGACTAAAATAAGAACAGCAATTATTCTTCTCACCTTTAAATTTATATTCTTTATGAATAAGAATATTGTTATTATCGTTAAATTTATTAACGATAATTTTATTATCAGTTATAACAAAATCAGGAATATTTCTTGTTTTATTCACAATAACAAAAGATTTAAGTACACCAGATTCTGTTTTAGGTGCTGCTATAAAATCCCCAAACTCTTTCTTTTCAATAAGATAAGAGTATTTATTATCTGCACTATATAATTCTGCTGTATCATCAGATATAAATTGTTTTACATCAAGTACTCCATTGGTACTTCTTGTAATAACAATTTCATTATCAGTTTCATTGCTGAAACCAATATTGAACTCAGTTATTGTAGGTGTACCCTTATAATTTTCCCTTATAATTTTATAAGGGATCATTTTATGGTCACACACAATCGTAACAACTGATATTAATTTATCAGTAAATTTCTTTATTTCTAGTATATTGTTTTTAATGCTAGCATTAATAAGTATATCATCAGGTACACTTATACTTGATGATCTTGAAAAAGATACATCATGGTATTCGTTTAATACCTCATTAGATGTATCTTTAAACTTGTTATCAAGTTTAAAATTCATGATACAGTTTTCAGGTACGCATAAACCTTCTAACTGATCATCATTGATGATATTAACATCGCTAATATCAAATAATTGATAGGTATCAAGAACATATTCATGTTCAAAATACTCATTAAGTATATTGTCAATGAATGACAATATTGCTTTATATGCGCTACATTTATCACGTATATAATTAAGTAATGAACTTTCAAACATATGTCCTTTTACATATATTTTCTTTTCAATTAGTTTCTTATTATCACAAGGTATATACCTAAGGTTATAATATCCATCATCAGAGAAAATATTCTTTCTGATAGAATATATTTTTTCACCTCCTTCATCAAATTCTTTCCTGCACAAAGTTTTCATATCTTTATTCTTTGTGCAAATAGAAACTATTTTCTCTATATCTATATCAGAAATAACAGTTTCTAACGCAACATCATTAAGACCAAGACCATCTTTATTATTTAAACTTGTGGTCTTAATTATTTCATTGTTGCTAGTATTAATAACGGTGCTTGTCCAACCATTATCAATATTTTCTCTTGTGTAGGTATTTTTCCCTGATACTTTATCAAAAGCGGTAATTAAACCGTTTTCTTCATAAGTATACATCTCGTGACTGGTTTTTTCATATGTTCTTTTCATGGCAATTTGCCTCCTTTAAATAAAATTTATTTAATATAATAGGGGTAAATATTACTTTAACACTTAAATAATAAAATACCATTCTTATTATATCATATATATAATATATGATTATTTTTTAGTTTAGGAGGCAAAAAATCATGAAATTTAACCATTTAAAGGCTATAAATGAGGTATATTTCGGTAATTCTACCGAATTAGAGCAAATTATTGAGCAATTACATAAAATTAGGCAATTATACTTTGATGAATTTGAAAAATCTACATTTAAGCTAAATAAGTATTATACTAAGATTAATACTAGCCCAGAATTAACAGAATTAAACAGAATGTTTGAAGATTTCTTCGGATTTAAGACATTTGCTATACATATTCAACAATCTAAAATCAATAATGCATGTACTATACCAATATCTAGTAAATTTGATACTCCAATTATTAAAGATAAGCATATAATTTCTACAAAAACAGGATTTAAATATAAAAAAGAATATGAATTTTCTTCTATGTTATATATATCATCTGGGTTATTAGCAAATAAAAATGTAACAGATAGAGAAATATTAGCAATAATGTTTCATGAAATAGGACATAATTTTGCAGCAGCAAGTTCTATTGGATTATGCATATTAGATACAGCAAAAAAGCCATTTATGATATTTTCAATGTTAGTTGGTATTTTTACATCATTATTTGATAAAGGAATGCTATTATTTGGAACAAGTAATAAATTAACAGAAGTATATAATGATTGTACAAAAAAAATCAAATCTAATCACCCAGAAATAGTTAATAGTATAAATTATTTATATGGAACTAGAGGATTATTTAATGAAATAATAATAGAAATACAAGCATTTTTATCATATTGTACAGTTATAAGTGGACCAATAGTTTCTAATATACAAATAATATTAAGTGCATTAATAAATAAATTTATGGGATTTATATATTCACCAATAAGTTTACTTAATTTTATATTTGGTAGAGAACATGAAAGATTTTCTGATAATTTTACGTCTTTATATGGATTAGGACCAGACTTAGCATCTGCTTTAGGAAAAATTACTGATAAAAATGGATTATTTGTTAATGAAATAATTAATAATGATCCATTTTGTGGCACTTTATATAATATATTTATAATGCCAGCATTATTTGTTGTACATTTATTAGATGAACATCCTGAAACAGCAGCAAGAATGTATCAACAAGTTAAATATGTAGAAAGAGAATTAAATAAGTCAAATATAGATCCAAAATTAAAATCTCAATTAGAAAAAGACCTTAAAGATTTAAATAATATTATTAATAAATATTTATATGAAAATGAAAATGCAGGTTTAAAACTTAGAAGATTAATATCTGGTTTCTTTTATGAAATGTCTGGTGGGGATGTAAGAGATTTATTTAATCATGATAATAAAAATACTTCAAAAAATATAGATAAATTATATGATAAAACTAAAATCGAATCAGCTAATATATTTGACTTTGAATTAAAATAAAAATAAAATATATACCCTATAGGAATAATAATCCTATAGGGTATAAATTATTTATTCATTTTCATCAATATCATCTTCACAATTAACAAGTTTATAAAATTTACCATTTGTATCTAATATTAATTCATCATACGTTCCTTGCTGAACAATTTCATGTTCATCTATAACAATTATTTTATCACAGTTTTCTATTGTGCTAATTCTATGTGCTATAGATATAACTGTTCTATCTTTAGATATACGATCTAAAGATCTTTGCACTATTCTTTCACTCTTATTATCAAGAGCTGATGTAGCTTCTTTTGTGCTTGCTATAGAATCTATAATCACTGATAATGGATTTACTATATTAATTGAAAATGTATAAATCATAAATAATACAGTTCCAGATATTTTATCTGGATATAATATTGCAATAAAAACAGCTATATTAGCTATAGTATTTAATACAACATTAAATATTGTATTAAATTTAGCTTCTTTAAATCTTAGATCAGTATTTAATTTTAAAAATTTTGAATATTGATTAAATTGCTTATTTTCATTTATAGAAGATTTAACGGTTTGAAACCTTTAATAGTATTATCTAATACTTTAATTTGTTTTCTTACATACTCTCTTCTATCTTTTGTAGTTTTTGTCCATTTTTTATCTATAAATTTGAAAAATATAAATGCAGATATAAATATTATAAAAATAGTTATAATGTATACATCTTCAAATATAGATGATATGATTATTATAGTACCTATTAAATTTACAATATTTATAATTAAACTAAATTACTACAGATATAAGTGCTGAAATAGTATCTATTTCAGAAAATGAATTACGTATTGATGAATACGATTTATTTGTGTAAAAATAATGATCTAAACATAATATTTTATCAAGTAGATTCTTAGCCTTTAATGTATAGAATTTATATATTACTATTCTGTTTAAGTAAACCCTTATTGTTTGAAATATTACGTACAATACTACAATAGAAGCATATGGTAATATAAAATCTTTATTACCGTTTGCTATTTCTTTGAATACTACAGTATTCAATAAAGATAACAATGGTAATATAAATGATGATATTATCAAACATACTAACCATGTTCTAATTTTTGCCTCATCCCAGAAATATTTAAATATTCTTTTCATTTTAACCAATCCTTTCTCAAAAAAATATAAGGTAATGATTAATTATATCATTACCTTATTATTGTTTATTAATTAAACATTAAGTTATTTCTGTAATAATCCTTCTCTTATTTCTTGCATTTGTTCCCAATCATATTTAGGATCAGCATATTGAGATACATCTAGATTTAATTTTAGTCCTTCTTTTATTTCATACATTTGTTCCCAATTATATTTAGGATTACTATATATAGATACATTTAAACCTTTCTCTAATCCATATCTTATTTCGTATAATTGATCTATATTATATCCTTTATCTTTATATAGATCCATATTATATCCTTCTAAATTAGATCTAATAATAAACATATTCTCTACAGATATAGATGGATCAGAATATTGAGATACATCTATATTATTTAATAATCCTTCTCTTATTTCAAACATTTGATCAGCATCATATTTAAGATCAGCATATATAGATACATTTATGTCATATCTTAACCCTTCTATTATTTTTTCTACTTGATCTTCGTTAAACGTAAATTTCTTTAACATTTCTTTTAATCTTTCTTCTAATTCTCTATTCATTATAAAGACCTCCTTATATAAGTATTATATTATGTAAAAATGAATAAGAAACTAAAATCATAAAACACAAAACAACTTAATTCTTTATTCACTATACACTACTATAATATATAATTGAAATTGTATTATTTTACAAATTAAAAGTTATACAATTAAATAAATTATATAGAAAGGAGATAATTATATATGGCTTATCAAGTACCACCTTTTTTAAAAAGAGATAAAGATTCTTTATTATTTAATCAAGATGGAGAATTAGTATATTATGTTCCAGAAGCTTATTTTACTATTAAAGCTGCTGAATTAAATAAAGAATATGTAGAATTGTTTGGATTATTTTATTATTCTATATTTGATTCAAAAGGTAAAAGTTCTGGATTAAAAATATTTAAATTTCCTACAGTATTTTTATGCAAACCTTATGAAATAGAAAAAGTAAAAGGATTAACTCTAACCAAAACATCAGAACCATCAGATTATAGATTATTAAAATTTAAAAAAAATGATCAAGTAGTTAGCTGTGTATATTGTATACAATCTGTATCATATACTGAATTATTTTTTAAATTATTTGATACTGCTAAAATTCCTAATATAAATTATGAAGATTTATATAAATATTTTAATCAAAGTTTAAATATAAATGGTGCTGATTTTGGATTAAATGCACAAATGTATGGAATAGTAGTATCAGAATTATGTAGAGATTCTAAAAATAAACAAAAATTATTTAGACATACTGATATGAAAGATATGACAGATTATCAATTTATATCTATTAAAGACATTCCAAACAATGTTAGCCCATATACTGCTATAAGTAGTGAAAACTGGGATGAGTCTATAAGTGCTGCATTAAGTATTAAAAATGCTAAAGACTCTCCTATGGAAAAGTTAATGATGACATAAAGAAAAATAACATTAAATTAAAACTTATAATTTCTATATTATTAGTTATATATTAAAAATTTATTTTAAAGGAGGTTATATATATGGCTATACCAGAGACTATATTTGAAATTATAGATCAAAGTGCTAGAAATGTTGTAAATACTACAGTACAAAATGTATCTCCATTACAACTTATTGCATTTGCTTCTGATAAAGGTATTGAAGATCTTACAGAGATTACCTCATATGAACAATTTATGAATACATATGTAAATAATAATACTGTAGATTTTAATAAGTATGGACAGCCATTACTTCAAGCTGCAAGATATTCTTATAATGGTGGTAGATTACTTGCTAAACGTATTGTAGCAAAAGATGCTACACTTGGAAATGCATTAGTAATTGCTAAAGTAAAAACTACTAGTGGAGTACCAGCAACAGATTCTTCTGGTAATCAATTATATATAGATTATAATACAGGAGAAGAAACTATTATAGATAAAGTGCAAAAACTTGATGAAAATGGAAATGCTTTATATTATATTGATTCTACCATAATGGATGCAGATACAGGAAAAATTAAAGAAGAAGGAAATACTACTACTTCTAAAGTTTCAGGTGGAACTACTAATGATCCAGTAATGGTGGATAATGCAAAGGCTGACACGGTTAGTAATGTAGATATTACATATGATATTAAAAGTATTAGTGGAATTACTGATATTACTAAAGCTATGTCTACAGCTAAACTTTATGTAGAAAATCTTACTCAAAATAATTCAGATATTAATATGATAACTACTTATTCTGATATTGGAGAAGGTGAAGTTGATCCTTGGGAAGATGAAGATAATCCTCCTACTTCTAGTGGTGATAATGAAAATCCTAAAGATCCAGAAACTCCATCAACTGGAGATAGTGTAGAAAAAATATATCCTTTATTTTTTATATACGATACAGGTAGAGGTGCTTCTAATAAAAGATTTAGAGTTGAACCGGATTATACAGGAAGTAGGTATATGAACTGGTTTAAATATAAATTAACTATTTCTGAAAATTCTAAAGATATTGATACATTTACTTTTTCTCTTGATCCTACGTTTGTTGATCAAAATAATATGGTAAGATCACTTGAAATTTCTGCATCTAATTCTTTTCAAATTAGGGTTAAAATATTTGAAGATGAGACTATTGATTTTATTAATGATATTGCAGAAGCTTTGGTAATTGATGCTAATAAATTAGTAAATGAAAATGATATTCTTTTTGGAAAAACAAAGAAACAAAAGAAGCTAAATAATTTAACTTCTCATGGTACAAATTTGAATGATGATGGAATAAATCTTGCCCATACATTTGGTCATGCTCTTAATAATGGAACATATGGATCTTTTGGTTCGGGAACAGAAAATGTTACCAACAATAAAGATTATCAAAATTTACTTGTAGAATTTTTCTCTGGTAATACGGACAAACATGTTTTGTTTGATGTTGATAAATATAAAATTGATTGTATCTTTGATGCAAATTATCCATTACCTGCTAAACAAAAAATAGTTAAACTTACTGATTTTAGAAATGATGGATTTTTCTTTAGAGATATGGGAACTAATCATACTACTCTTGAAGAAATTAAATCTCTTTATATAGCTGGTGACGGTGATAATGAATATTCTAGATCTAGAAATGTAAGTACTAATCATTTATATTATGATATTAGAGATCCTTATACAAGAAAACAAATTACAGTGACTTATACATATTCTCTTTCTCAGAAATTTATATCTCACTTTAAAAATGGTGTTAGTAAACCATTTGCTGGTATTCAATATGGAATTACTATTCCTGAAGCTATTGAAGGAACAGTTAATTTTATTCCTATAAAATATCCAGAAAATTATATTGGTGTAAATGGTTCTGCTAATGAAAAACAAGAACTTGACGATTTAAGAATTAATTATGCCGCTTATTATAATAATGTTCTAGTAATTGAAACTTTGTACACTTCTCAAAATGAAGATACTCTTACTGAATTGAGTTATAGTAATAACGTATTACTTATACATGATATTATTAAAGCTATTAGAAATAAATGTCCAAGTATTAGATATAGCTTTATCACTGGTGACGATTTCTCTATTTATCAGAATGAAGTTAATAAAGTTCTTGATGCTTATAAAGATCAATTTAGATCTATTAACTTAGTATACCTTGGTGATGATGATTATATTGCAAATAAAATTTACTATGCAAGTATATCTGTTCAGTTTAAACAATTTGTTCAAACTGAATACTTTAAGATATATGCATTATCTTAATTGGAGGTGAATTAATATGGCTGATTCTGATAGATTTAAAAGTATTAAAGAAATAGGCAAAATTCGTAAAACTCAACATATGTATGATAAGAATTTTGTTGGTCCAGATGGAAAAGATTCTGATCATAATAATAGACATAGTTATGCAGTTAATGATTTAAAATCTCAAATAGATATTAATTCTGGAATGTATGATGGTCTTAAAGCTCCAAGAAATGCTATTGATTATGCTCTTATGAGAGGTGTAACAGATTTTGGTGCTTTAGAAAAATTTAATTTATTTGAAACTGGATATTCATTTTTAGTTGTGGTTGGAGTTCCTCAATTTTTACTTGATCTTGCAAATGATGAAAATTCTCCAGCATATTACAAGCAATTACTTCAAAATTATGTAGAAATTCTAGAAAATGAATTTAGAGGGCTTTCTGGAATTGAAAGTATTGGAGTAGATACATTAGAAATTACTGATGGTATTTCACAAATGAATTTTATTGGTAAAGTAAATATGCAGTCTGCTTCTACTATATCAATGAGTTTCTTTGAGAAAACAGGTACACCTATTACAAGACTTCATAATTTATTCATTACAGGAATTAAAGATCCTAGAACTCAAATTAAAACATATAAAGGCCTTCTTAAAAATTATACTTATGAAGCTGGATATGATAAAGAAGTATTTACCTTACTCTATATAGTAACTGATAATACTATAAGAGAAGTAGAAGGTGCATATCTATTGCTAGGATGCCAACCTAATAGTGCAGATTATTCTATTATGGAATCTACTAAAGGTGATATTGGAAATAAAGAAATATCAGTTGAAATGAATTGTTTCCCTGTTACTGGAAGAATTATTTATAGTGCAGCTAGAGATGTTCTTGACTGGCTTAATAATGATAAAAATGATGAACAAATTATTGCTCAGAGTGATGAGTTCTTCTATTCAGGAACAGAAAAAATTTATAATAATACAGCTAATAGACAATCTGATAAAAAGAATATTGAAGCATTTAATAATGTTGCTAGTGGAAAAGATGCATCTGAAGCTTATATAACATATAGAGATAGTGTAAGACATGCTAACGAACATGGACCAGGAAGTAAATAATTAAAAATTATCGAGGATGAACTTATATAGTTCATCCTCTATTTTTATTGTTGTTGGTTTTTACTGTCTTCTATATTAGATTCTATTCTAGCTACATTTATTATTCTTTCTATATTGTTTATATCTAAATATGTACTTAAATAATGTTTCATTAATTTATTTTTCACGTATGATCTAAACGTATCACTATCATTTGTAGTTGTTACCATATTAACTATTTTTTCACAATATCCATCTACGTTATCAATCATTTGAGAAGTATTAGCAATATTTAAAAATGCAGGTGCTGGAAGATTAACTTCTATTTTATCATTTTCTCCATATTCTGCATTATATAACGTAGTAAGTATTCTACTCATAAATGGTTCATATTGGGCTTGTCTTTTAAATGAATATCTTAAAAATTTACCATTATACATAGTTAATCTAATAGCAAAATCAGATTGTCCTCTTGAAGTTACATAATCATATGGTATATCTACTGCTTCTATTGCAGATTTTTCATACATATCCATTAAATCTGTTTTAATATCTATATTTTGTCCTGGCATTATTTCAAATTGTATTGGTGCATCTCCTGAACTATTTAATGGCATAACCATATCATTATATCTTCCTGTTATATTTAATACATTTTTAATACTATTAAATTCCCTAGTACCAAAATTAGCTTTTTTAATTTGATTAATAGTATTTAATAACGTTTGAGATATATTAGTATCTACATTTTGTTTTACATAATATACTCTTCTATCATATCCTCTAGTCATTACTCCTATAGCGCTAGTAGTAGATAATGATACCCACATTTTTGCTGGAATTAATGATTTATGTAAGTCAGATATTCCTCTATGAGTTTTTGGATCTAGCTTAAAATATGAATGATGCATATATTCTGGTGCTATATAAGTTACTGTAATTTCAGTAGTAGATATTGAATTAGTATTGTATGAATATTTTAATATAGCATATATTTCTTTTTTAAGATCATAATTAGCATTAATAAAATTTATATCAATTAAATTAGATATTTTATTTGATATAGATCTAATAGTTTTATCATAAGTAGTCATATTATCTGATAATTTAAGTCTATTAGTATTATTACCTAACATTGGATCATTTATACCTAATCTGCCTTTAAATACTTCATCATTTTTACATTCTATATAATAATATCCTAAACATATGTCTTCTATATATATAGGTATTACATTTTCTCTTTTTAGTCGTTTTATTATACATCCTGGAACAGTTATTTCATCTTTATTATTTTTACTTGTATCTATTAATCCATCAGTAGTTTCTGCTGAAGTAAATTCTAAATCATCTGGTACTATCTTAGAATGTTTAGATTCATTTATAGATTTTAATATTCTTATACTAGAAAGTTTTTGTTTTAAAGTTTCAGTTAAAAATCCAGTTTTATTAAAATTAATTTTAATTTTACCTTCTAAATCATTTGTATTTATATTTTCTATAATATTTGAATTAGAATCTATTATTTTATTTTCTGTAAAATTTATTATAGAATAATTATTCTCCAAATTAGATATAGTTTGTTCCATTAAAGTAATTTCATTAGTACTACTCATTAATGGATCTTTATTATTAAATATTTTTTTTAATGCATCTTTATATTTTATTATATAGACAAATTCTTCTCCATAAGTAGCAGTATTATTATATACACTATCAAAAAAATTAATTAAATTATAATTTTCTTTTAAACTTTTTATTCTACTTTCATATTCTGCTACATTATTAATATTACTTATATTAGTTGCATTAATAAAATCTTTAGAATATTGATCGGCAGATAGTACATTATCTTTTTTAGCTTCTAATGCATCTTGTAATTGAGGCATATATTTTAATATAGTATCTATTTCTTCATCATATTCTACTATTAATCTATTTTGATCCATATTGCTTAAAAAAGAATCAGAAATAATTTTATCTTCAAATATATTTTGAGTTATATTATTTTCTTTATTATTAGAAGATTTGCCATCTATCATTCTAGTATATAGTTTTGATATATTGGGAACTCCTATGTCTTCAAAGTTATTATTTAATAAAGAATCTATATTAGAATCTATATTAGATTTTATAGTATTAAGATCTTCTTTATTACTATTTGGAGAAAAATAAGTATTTTTATATAAATTAGATATTCCTTTTTGTATATTATTTAATAAATTATTTATAGTGCTATGCTTTTGTAATAATTCTTTTTCTTGATTATTTTTCTTTTTTGGCATTATAAAGCCTCCTTTCATTGTGTTTATTATAAATGTTTTTCTAATAAAAATAAAGAAAAAATAAAAGACGTTCTTTTATTATAAAAGAACGTCTATATGTTTACATGATTATTTGATATTTAAATAATCATGTAATTTTTTAGTTTTTAGCATAATCTCTTTAGCAATATCATTAGATGCTGCTGAAAGATTAAACCCTTGTACCATAATATCATTCAAAATATCTACATTACTTATAAACTTATCAGATACACTTCTTACAAAAGTAGTATAAGTTTGAATTTTACCTGTAAAATTTACTTGTCTAGTAAGTAATTTTTCAAGATCCGTATATAATTCAATAAGTAATTCTTTGTCAGGATTAGTTTCAGATTTATGTTGTTCAACATTAGAAGTACACATACTTAAATAATATTCATTTCTTAAATTATCTGGCAAAGAATCTAATGTTCTTAATATAAACGCAAGATAAGCAAATGAATCTTTAAAATCAGATGGATCAGAACGTTCAATTTCGTCAATTTTTATTTTAAGTTCATTAAGCCCATTTTCTGATGTAGTTGAATGTTCTGTCTCTTCTTGAATAGCATTCTTTATTGTATTCAAGAAACTATTTTTGATTTCACATATAGGTGCTTTTCTAGCAATAAGTGAAATACAAGATTTGTGCGAATGCTCAATTTCAGTAGAAGATTCATTATTTTCAGTAATAAGTTTTTTATCTTCTACATTAGATTTATTAATTTCAATAGAAGATTTATTATTTTCAGTAACAGTTACATTAACATTTTTTGATTTAGACATATTAATCGTCTCCTTTTATATTTATATTATATATAAGATTAATGTATAATATTATTATAATACTTATTCAGTTACAAATAATAAATTATACTATCTATATATTACTATTATATTATATAATTGAAATAATATACTTTTACAATATAAAAAATAAATATAAGAGTATATACTATATAGTATATACTCTTATTATATATATAGTAATTAGTTAGATATTTTTATTATATTATTTTTATCATATAAATTATTATCTTTATCCCAATAATTCATTGGTACCCTATCTATATTTTTTATATAAAATATTGATAATTCGTGATTAGTCATTACATGTTTAGTTAAATCATTAACTTTAAAATATTTTGAGGTTAATCCAAGAACAATCATATATATTTGATTTACACTAAATTCAGGTTTAACATATTTTAATATATCTATTCCTTCATATAAACATGGTATCATTATTTTAATTTGTTCATAATTAAAATTATAATATTTAGATATATCTTTTACTATAAATGAAAGACACCATATGCATGATATAATACGTTCATTATGTTTTTTATTATTAAAATCATTAATATTTATAATATTTTTATTATTAGAATTAATAGAATAAAAATTTTCATTAAATTTATATATAGATAAATCTATATAATTATTTAATTTATAAATATAATTAGTTTCTCTACCAGTTATTTTATTAACTAATGTAAAAGTTGTTGATTGTAATATATTATTATTTATACTAATATTCATTTTTATTATAAGATCTTCTTTGGTTAAATTAATTATATTATTTTTTAATATTAAATATTTAATTTCCATATTTTGTTTATTAAGTTTATCACTTATAATATCTATATCTAAATTATTTTTTAATCCTAATCTAATAAAAAACATACATTCTGCTAATATGCTAGGATCTGTATATTGATATACATCTAAACCTTGTTCTAATCCTTTTCTTATTTCAATCATTTGATCACTATTATATTTAAGATCTGTATATACTGATATATCTATATCATTTTCTAAACCATATCTTATTTCATGCATTTGATTTTCATTATATTCAGGTTTAGCATATATAGATACATCTAAATTATTTAATAATCCTAATTTTATTTGTTGCATTTGTTTATATTTAAATTCAGGTTTAGCATATACAGATACATCTAAATCTTGTTCTAATCCTTCTCTTATTTCAATCATTTGATCTTCATCATATTTAGGATCAGCATATATAGATATGTCTAAATTTTCTATTAAACCACATAATATTTGTATCATTTGATAATGATTAAATTCAGGTTTAGCATATATAGATACATCTAAATTTTGTTGTAATCCTTGTTTTATTATTTCTAATTGATCTTCATTAAACTCTTTTCCTTTACATATTTCGTTTAATCTTTCTTCAATTTCTTTATTTAATTCATGTGATATATATGATATAGAGCAATTATCTTTATCATAAAATAATTGTAGTTCTTTATTTTTATATAATTTTTGTATTTCTTTAGAATTGTTTTCTCCAATATACGTACATAATTTTAAAAATTGATCTGGATTAGGATAAATTTCATATATATTTTTTTCTATTTTTTTGCCTCCTTTGCACAATTCTTCAAATATCGTTATCATTTCTTTGTCTATTGTATTCATTACAAAGACCTCCTTATATTATAATATATTATTATATATACTATATGTATATACTATTATTATAATATATAATTGAAAATAAATATACTCTAGTAGTATTATC